GCTCGTGACGACATGCCCCATGCTTTCGAGTTCAACAGCGATACGCTGCATTTCCAGGTAACGACTGTAGCGTGATGCTAAATAAATTTTCATTTCTAATCTCCTTTTTGCTAATGCAAACAAACATTGCCAAGATCAAACCTGCTGCAGGAACTTCCCGATCGATCGAGGCCGGTTCTCTTCCCACCGCTTGCGCCAGCGCTTGGCGCCTGGCTGTAATTCGTGCGCGTGATTGATAATGGTCTCCCATTTCAATTCGGGGCCGCGCGCTGCAACTTCGCGCAAAATCTCCGCTTTGATTGCACGGTTTGAAATCGCCAGCTGCGTTTCATTCCCCTGGGGTGATACATGAGCGCCGCGCTTTGGCCAGAAATCGCGTTCCTGGCATTGCGCTATATAAGCCCGCTGCGCCTCGTTTACCCGCGGTGCTTTGACCTGGCTACGCGCTGCTGCCGTGCCTTTGCGAATTTGCTCCAGCACTCGGGCGGGGTTGCGCGGGACACCATTGCGCTGTGCCCAGTGCCGGATATCGCGCCATGACCTGGAGACGGCCTCGCTCAGAGCTTCCTCCCGGGCATCATAGAAATGGGTCCGCAAGAAAATTCGCTCAATGCCACCGACAAAGCACAGCTTGTCGCCATACGGTGAGCGATCTGGCCTCCCGTGATATTTCGTGCCATAGCTGCCATGAATCCGGCCGTCTGCCATCGGGCACGTTTCCCATATATAGGCGGGGCGGTTTCGCTTTTGCTTCGCGCAGTAAATCGGAATGATGGCGCTTTCGTCCGGCAAGCCGTCTGCGCCGATCGCCTGGGCAAAGTCTGTCACGCCTGGCTCTTTAGCTACCGAGCAATGCCGGCAGCGGATGCAGTTCACTGGGAGATCCATCACCGGTTCGCTTACGCGCCGGTCAGTCTTCACGCCGAGCATTTCGGCCCGGTCGGTATCATGTAATATGCTCATGGCTTTAAAAGCGATGTTGTGGCTTAATCCTTCGTGCTCCAGCCGCCACGCCGCGCCTTCGTAAGCGCAGCTTCCAAGATGAGTTCTGTCTCCCCAGGCTGCTCCCTGGGCAATCGACAATTCCGAAGCGCGTTGAGCGTCTTCTCGCATGCTTCAAACAAATCGGGCGCGGCCGCAATCACATGAGCGTCGCGTTTTCTGTTCGGATTCCTTATCCATGTCGTGCACACAGGAACCCCCGATTCTGTACGCACCCCTAAACCGCTATCCGTAACTGTCCACTTTTCACCTTTCATTATCGGCCGCGCCTCCGGGAAACCTTGACCTGCACCATCGTTCCACCGAAACGCGCTTCCAGCCCGGCCTCGATAACCGGCAACACGGCCTCACTGGCTGCCGGCAACTTGATGTCACGCCTGGCCAAGAGAATGGCGAACACAGGAAGTCCCAACTCACCCAGGGCCAGAGCATCAACAAACTCAAAAACCTTCTTTTGCTTGATCGTGCTCATCTTGGCCAAAGCGATATCAACAGCGTCGCGGTTCCCGAATGTGGCCAGGGCTCTTTCCATTGTGGTCCTGTTCATGGCTCGGCGATCCATACTTCGACAGACTGCGCATTCGCTAAGCGCTTTGGCAGCCGCTCTGGAAGATGATAAGTCCAACCGCCCGCGATTCCAAACTCATCGTCCCAGAAAACTACCCCGCGCTGAATGCGCGCTATGAAGCCTTCACGGACTTGCTCTATATAAGCGTAGGAATCGCGAAGGGTCTCAATTTGCTTAATGGCCATTTCGTGAGCGGCCCCTTCTTTGGTTTCTGAACCGTGAACCACAAGGAGTTCTGCATCTTCGCCGAAATACTCGGCGACATGAAGCACAGACTCACGCCATACAGCGACCTCTTTTTCGAGCCGGTCAATTTCTTTGTGGCACTGAACAATATGCTTTGCCAGTGCCATTAACCTTTCCATCGACAAGAACCCCGATTTTCGATCAAGATAATCGCTAAGCGGAAGCCCTTCGAATATTTGCCTTCTATGAAACATACTAATCTCCTATTTTTAATTTGATATTTTTATCATCTGTGATAATTGGTATTGTCATAGATGATAAAAATATCATTATTCCGGCTAAATAATGCCGTGAATCTCGCCGTCGCCGATCACTTTCACGTCACTTACATTGATCAGCTTGTAATCCAAACTGTAATCTCGCCGTCGGTATGGAATCACCTTCGCTGTGAACCTGATTTTTTTATGCTTCCACTTTTCGGTGAACCGTCCCTCAATCCAGAGGTGGTCGCAAAGTGGTTCGCCATGATGCGCCAGGTTTGCTAACAACGTCGTAGGAATCAATGTTTTCCGCCACGGCCTGGCTGAGTAATCCGCGATCGTCGCTGTGACCACGATGCGCTGGCCGTCCCGGCGTCTGAGTTCAACTCTCATTGGTCCTCCGTATACCAGGCCGGAACCGGCTCGCCGTCGATGCGTTGCTGAAGGAGATCACCAGCCGACGGGCAATTGACGTGATCGGCGATGTATTCAGCCATCGCGTCCATCGCCTGATCCAAGTTCCCCGCCGGTGGCTGGAATGTTTCGTCACCGCAATGGTCACAAATAAACATCCAGCCATCCCCATGGCACCGAATTTTTACCCAGGCGGCTTTCATTGCGTCCCCTCAGCCGCTTTGCCTTCCAAAATTTCGATGATCGTGGCCGCTTCCGACATCGACCAGTCACTAGGCGAACCGCTCTTGTAAGGTTCCAGGTCTCCGGCAATGATCTTGCGTCCGTGGATTTTTTCCCAGAGCCGCTGAATCTGTTGCCATTGCCCCTGCGTCATTTTGATATCGCTGGTGACACTCTTAGCCTTGGCCGGTTGCCGCCAGGACGGCTGAGGAGCCGGGGCCGCGCTGGCATCGCCCAGGCCCGAGAAGGGATCCTGCGGCTCCGGGGTTTGGCCAGGAAACTCAGGGGTTACGGCATTCGACTCCGGGGTTTCCTCGCCGTCGAAAGGATCGCTGTCATCGTAATCATCGTGGGGCGGTGGAGGTGCAGGAGCGGGAGGTATGGCCTCGGGCTCTCCGCTTGTGGCTGCAGGCGCGGCAGGATTCAAAACTGCTACTTCATCATCGACAAACGGATCGCTGTCATCTTGTTCGGCCGCCGCAGCTGCAGCCTCAGCCTGGCGGCGCTCTTGCTCTGCGAGTGCTTCTTCCACACGGGCTTCTTCATGGTTAACCTTTGAGAGAGCTTTCCCGATCCAAGTTTTAGCTTTTTTGGCCGTGTCATCAGGACTTAAATCATACAAGTTCCCCAGGCCCAGATCTTCATAACGCTTTTTGACCTCTTTGTATTCAGCTAACAATTCTGGCGTCACCAGCTGCGGACGCGCGTTAGGCTGGGGAGTAGGTGGAAGGTATTGATCTTCCTGCCGCTCCACGCGCACTGGCTTGCCTAGCCAGCCCAGCAAGTCTTCGCCGAGTTTTTGGCCAGGGCATTGATAAATCTGATCAGCCAACCATGGAACGCGGCTTTTAGAAACAATAAATTCATGATTCTGATTAATCTCACCGCACACGTCGAATTCGTATTCCATGCCCTCACGTTGAACCGGTGCCATACCGACCTTTCGAGGCGCGCCTTTCTTCCCATTTTCGCCGCCATCGTAAACGTATTCCGTCTTCGCTCTCATTGTTACGATGACGTGAGCCTGGCAGCCAACAATCGCATCTACCAGCAGATTGTGGAGCGGCGTTACATCCCGCCATGCGGCGAAACTATTTCCCGAGTTCGTACGCTTCGTGATGTTATCGACGATTTCCAAAGCCCCACCACGGCCGCTCCAGGCATGGGAAAGCGAGTCTATGATAATCACATCGAAACCGGACATCTCTCCCAGGCGCAACCCTTCAATGTAATTCCGTGGATCGTAATTGTTTAGCTTGATCGTTTTAAAGCTAAAGAGATCTCCATACTTTGCAGCGGAGCCGTGCTCAGTATCGATCACCAGGACATTTCCCCCAAGCCCCTGCGCGATGCTGAGCGCCGAAAATGTTTTGCCGCTACCGGAAATTCCAATTAAGGCCATTCTCAGCCATGTGTCAGCCTTGACAGCATCGGTGATTTCCAAAACCGGTGCCTGATACTGCTGCGGCGCTTGCTGCTGCCGCCCACCCTGTTGCTGCTGATATCGACTCATCTCTTACTCCTATTATTCGCGCGCCCACGTGGCGCTGTCATTTGTTTTGTTCGTTGTGAAATTGCGGCCGTGCACGTCGGGCCATGAGGCTTCCCGTCCAGGTCGAAGGCTCTCCATTGATCAATCCAGGCAATACGCCCGGTGCAGTAGTCACAGCGCTTCACTCCCCGCGCCACCAGCGCAGGGCACTCATGCTGATAGCCATCAGTAGTAATCAGGCCATCGTCGGTTTTGGCCAACTTCGCCTGGCAGTGCGGGCAGAAAATAATCGGGCGACCGATCAGTTCCTGGGGGACGGGAAATTTGTAACTCATTAGTTGAGGTGTGCCTTCGAGCGCATAAGCTCGTTCTTCGGCAAAACAACCTTCTTCCGGACAGGCTTCACGTCGGCCTGGGCGCTACGCATCCGTTCTGCCGCCTTCACAGTCGCCCTGCGGCGTCGCTCCGCCTTGCAGGAACGCTTGTAGAGCACATCTTCCCGCCAGCACCACACGGCATACACCGTGGCCGCTGCATGCACCACCATCACGGCCAACACAACGATAACCACCGAAGGCGGCCAATACCCACTTCCGATTAGATCAAGCATCGTTCTGCATCTCCTTCAATCGCTGTTCAGCCAGCATGCTCTCCCACCAAAGATGCTCGGCTATATCGGCCCGGGCATCTTCTCGCGCCATCTGCCACCCCCGGAAAGCGCTATATAGCTTCCTTCCGAGATAACACACGATGGCCAATAGCAACAACGCCACTGTTACCAGAATGATCTGCTGTAAAATGTGCATGTCGTTTACCTCTGTCGTGATGACAATTAGTAACCAATGCGGGCGCTTGTTGAATTATAAATCAACATCGCCCCATTGTCCATTATTAGCGGCCTGTGTCCATTAAGGCCTGTTTGGCCGCGCGGATTACGCGCTGCCGTTTCACCAGCTTTTTGGCCGCGTTCACGATGCGCTTCATTTCTTTTGCGTCCCCGTCGATTTCAATCCAGTAGAGCTTCGTCGCATGGTTGAAATGCCACTGCGGGCGCTTGCCCTGGTGATATGCTTCGTCTTGGATTTCCATGCAAAGCATCTCGTCGGCGGTGACGATATCCGTCAATTCTTCGTTACCCATTTGCCTCTCCTTGTAAACTGTGTAAAGGTAGTAAGGATTATAAAGACATGTGTAAGCCTTGTCAACTGTTACAGTATTGTTTTTTTTGTAAAGCAGTGAGATAATAGGGTGCGAGGTTTTTATATGCCCGAAAATGAAACAATGACCACTAAAGAGGTATTGGAATATCTGGGAATCTCTCGTCCCACTCTTTATAAGCGTATAGAAGAGGGGGTTCTCCGGCCTTTGCCCGGATCCAATGCCGTGAGGAAAAAGCCCGCACTGGAATTTGACAGGGCTGCTGTTGAACGCCTGAAAAAGGAAGGCTTATGAAACGTCTATTATTGTGCCTGCTTCTCTTCGCCTCAGTCCCGCTTTCGGGCTGCAGTGCACCACCGTACAAGGAAGTCGGCATCCAGCGTGGAACATCTCAGATCACCTGCTATGTCGTAATTCCGGACGGCGCTTCCACTAGCGACATGACCAGCTGGGGGAAGGAATTAGAACAGCGCAAGGGCCACGGAGAAACACCTGTTCAGGTCGTTTTCTACAAGGGCAGTAGGGCAACCGAGAACATCGCTGGCGTCTACTCCGGTGGCGTTGTCATACAGAAATGATCATCTCCATCATCAACCAAAAAGGCGGCGTCGGCAAAACCACTACCGCCGTCAACCTGGCCAGCGCCATCGCAGCCCAGCGCCCCCAGGAGCGGGTCGCTTTACTCGATCTCGATACCCAGGAAAGCGCGCGCTGGTTTGAATCAACCCATTATTACAGCGAGGCTGAGCCAGTTATACCGGCGCACCCTGGCGATTTCGAGCGGTGGCGCACCGGCCGCGTCTTCGATTACGTGGTGCTCGATTGCCCGCCCTCCCTGGTTTCCGATACCGCCGTGGCGCTCGTCGATAGCGACCTGGTCATCGTTGCCACGCCGCCGCGCACGCTCGATCTCCAGGGCCTGGCCACTCTCATCCGCACCGCCCAGGTCGCACGCCAACGAGGTAACAAAGAGCTGCAGCTACGTATCCTCATCACCATGATGCCCAGTCGTCAGCGCGAAGCCCAGCAACTAGAAGAAGCTCTGCGCGATCGCTTCGGCGATGACGTTCTCGATACCACGATACCGCTTCTCAGCGAGTTCAACCACGCCGCTACCAGCCGCGTGCCGCTCGTCGAGAGCTCACCTGGTTCGCGAGGCGCTCAGGCTTATGCCAGCGTGGCAGAGGAAGTTCTAAGGTTGGCCAAATGAGCAAACAGAAATTAGAACGCCAAAAGAAACAGGCTATTGCCGCCTTCGACGATATCTTCAAGGATGTCAAAGAGGTCAACCCCTTGCCGCCTGGCGGTGAGGAAATCTGGGCCGACGTCGATGTTTGCGACGACAACCCCTTCCAGCCCCGGCAGCGCATTCACCAGGCGCGGCTGCAGGGCATGGTGGCCTCGCTCAACAATGAGGGACAGTTGCACTCAGCCCTGGCCAGGCCGCACCCCACGCGCACCGGTCGCTATCAACTCGCTATTGGCCATCGCCGCAAGGCCGGTATCAAAGCCGGCGGGAACGCAGGTTCCAACCTGCCGCAGCCCGAGCGCTACATCGGCAAGATGCGCCTCTACGTTGTCGACATGAACGACCTGTCGATGCTCGATAAAGCCTATGCCGAGAACGTCGATCGTGAAGATTTCTCCGTTTTCGACCAGGCGCATTATTACCTGTCGTTGCAACAATTCCATTCCCAACAGCCTGGCAAAAAGTTAGTTTCCTGGGAGGATCTAGCCGAGATCCGCGCCAAGCTCGGCAAGCCGCTGCGACTCCAGCCGCGCGCCATCCGCCGCATCGTCGGCCTGCTCGACCTGCCCCAGGAATTACAGGGCCGCTTGCTCGACCTCAACCTGGCCGAAGACGATGATAAGTTCGTCGGCGCAAATGAAAAACACTGCCGCGCACTGCTCTCGTTGCGCTCACCCAAGCAAACCGAGAAATCCAAACCGAACACCCTCCAGCTGCAGCTCATGCAGGAGATAGAATCGAAGAAGCTCAGCGGCAATGAAGCCGACCGGCGCGCGGCCGCTTTGCGCAGCCCGGCACCATCACAGCCGATCGAAACCGCCGATATCACCGTCGGGCGCTCGTCAACCAGCTCCGGGCAAACAACGTTGGATTCCGTCGACGAATCTTTCAACGATGTCACCAGTCTGCTGCTTGAACCGGCCGCCCGGGCCTTGCACGACGCCGCGGTTAATTTGCCAAAGATCACACTCGACGATGAATCACGTAGCCGCGCCCTCGCGGCAATGGAAAAGGTGGAAAAGGAGGCCGCCCGGGTCGTAACATTTTTAAAAAAAGGAACATGAATCATGCCTTTACTTTTTCCTCGTGGCCTCCTGGCCTTTGATACTGAAACAACCGGAACTGATGCCCGCAACGATCGCATTGTGACGTGTTGCGTTGCCCACGTGCGCCCGGATGGCACAGTAGGCAGTAGTCACCACTGGCTGATTAATGCTGGCGTGGAAATACCCAAAGAGGCCAGCGATATCCACGGCATTACTACTGAAAAGGTCCAGGCAGAAGGGAGACCGATCGAACTTGTTTTACCCGAGATCCGCGCCTGGTTCTCGCGCGCCGTGCAGCAGGAGATTCCCCTCTGCGCATTCAACGCCGCCTTCGACTGCACCCTGCTCGATGCGGAGTTCCTGCGTTATGGTGCCGGCTTTCCGTTTGAATCGGCGTTGATCTTCGATAGCCTGGTCGTCGATAAGGCGCTCGATAAGTTCCGAAAAGGATCGCGCAAACTACTGGACGTTGCGCGGGAATATGGCGCAGAACTTTCGGCAGATGATGCTCATGATGCCCAGGCCGATGCCGTAGCCGCTGGGCAGATAGCGTTGCTGATGTCGGTCAAATACAAACGCCTGGGGCCGGACGGCGAATATAACTGGTCGAATCTGATGGAAGTCCAGGCCGCCTGGCACGAAGAACAGGCCTCTTCCTATGAGCAATACCTGCGCAAAACGAAACCGGATGCTATCGTCGATCGGGGCTGGCCGATTAAAGCAGAGGTGCAGGCATGAACGAAACTTGCACCCGATGCGATAACACAGTGAGCAGGCAGCGGCCCTGCTGCAGCAATTGCGGCACCTGGTTGCCCTGGGGCGATCAGGCCGTGGCCAAGGCACGCCAGGAACGGCGAGCCAAATACGAAGAACAGGAGCGCAAGATTGAACACGGTTTCCAGGTTTTGCGCCGTGCGCCAGAGGCGCGCATCATTAGCGCCGAGCCTCTCGCACTTCGCTTTCTGCGCTTTTGGCACCTGGGCCAGTTCACCCAGGCTAGGAAGTTGGCTGTTTGCGCAGCCGTGGTGGCCTCCGTGACGGCTTCCGCGACTATCTGGGCCATCGCACCAGACAGGCCCTCACAGAGCGCCAGCCGCGCGCGAAAGGGCGAGATTCTTAAGGCCGTTTGTAATGACGGGACGGTCTTGGAAGTAAGCGATCGGCGTGGTGCGTGTAGCGGCCGAGACGGCGTAGAGAAATTTATTTCAGAAACAACTTGACTTCATTACTCAACATGCTTTAAGATATGTGCGAAGTTCGCATAAACGGGAATATTATGGAATTACCTGCTCGACAATTCGAAGCGCTACAAGTCATCGCAAATTGGCGGGAGGGCTTTCTAAGCGCATCCTCCATCGCTCCGCACTTAGGTGTGGCCAGCGAATCGGGAGCGCGCGTTTTGTTAAAGCCACTCGAAGCCAAGGGATTAATAGAACGTGTTGAGCTAGCCAAAGGGCTACCCAAGGGGCTCCATATTACCCGTGCTGGCCGCGAGCTGCTCGGCCTGGTCGATGAGCCGCCTCGTGTGCAACCCATCAAGCCAAAGCGCCGCCGCACCACAGCCAGCGTGCCGGTATGCTGCGGCCCTTTGGCTGAAGAGGCAACCGAAGCCGACTACGCCGCCCACCCGCACGCCGATTGGCGGGAGGGTGATTACTACGCTTACAGTAAAGGCGATTCGATGTGGGATGCCGCCCGTAGGATCGGCATTCCAATCGGTGTAAAGACACAGATGCGGCCAGGGATCTGGCCAGACGATGGCGATATCGTGCACATCGTTCTGACCCATCCCGACGGGCGCTGTGAAAGCACTCTCAAAGTGTTCCACCAGGATCATCGCACCGGGGCTGTGACGCTGCAGGCTATCAATCCAAAATACCCTGATATCGTCCTAACTGCCGAAAAAATGGCAGACGAATCACAGGTGGAAATTAGGGGGGTAGCTCTCGAAACCGCGATGCCGGTGCGGGGCTTCCCGCGCAGGGATAGGAAGTAGAAACGAAAAAGCGCGCGAAGGCCTAGGAAACATTCGCGCGCTTTACAATCATTACAACGGAACAAACAAGAACAACTTGCTATGAGTATACAAGATAACAAACACAGCAAATCAAGTCACTCATTTACCAAGGAGAATAATTGCTTCTTGACAGAAGGCAAAGCGGTGGCCTTTCAAGGAACGGTAGCCGCCCTTTTTGGCTTAAATGAAGCTATCCTTCTCCAGAAACTCTTTGAACTAATGGAGCAGCCATCTTTTAATAATGAAGCGCTGGAAGCCAATCGTGATAACACGGGACGTATCTGGGTATGCGTGCCTCCATATGTTTTCAAAGAACTTCTTCCTTCTATAAGCGATAGCACTCGCAAGAGAGCACTGCGCCACTGCAAAGAGTTGGGAATATTATTGATCCAAAAATCTACGGTTGCCGGTCATGCAAATTTCTATCATGTAGTCCAGGCCGAAATTCAGCGCCTGGCAAGTAAGGAGGGCACAAATGGACGATAAGGCATTTGACGCCCGTTGGGAATTACTCAAACAACAAATAGAGCGAGATTCTCTCCCTCTTTACAAAGAACTCTCTCTTCTCGGTGGCGGAGTAAAAGAGGGTATATTCCTCTCACAAGCAGTCCGCTGGCACGAAAGCGAGGCCGACGCAACGGGCTGGTTTACAAAGACACAAGAGGAATGGTCTCAAGCCACTACATTAAGCCGTGCAGAACAAGAGACAGTGCGTAGAAATCTTCGTGAGCGCGACTTGCTTCTCGAAGCACGAAAGGGACTTCCTGCTCGTTACCACTACTCGTTGAACTGGGATGTTCTCTTTGAACGGATTAAGGAATTAAAGAGGGGGGGGGAATGACCTCCGGCCATCCCATTGTTGATCAAGTAAATGAAATGAATTTCGAAGGAAATGTCATTCCTCATTCCTGGTACCAAGTTCCCGAATTGCGTTACGAAAACGGCATGGTAAATATCAACGCCATTGTTTTGCTCGCCGATGTCATTTACTGGTACCGTCCTACCATCATACGAGATCAAGAAACAAACAGAGTTGTCAGAATGAGTAAGCGTTTTCATGAAGACATGCTCCAAAAAACCTATAAAAAATGGGGTGAATATTTTGGCTTCACGGAACGTCAAGCCCGAGACGCGGTGAATTTCCTCGTCAAGAAAGGACTCATTAAACGAGAGTTACGAACGGTCTCGATGGGGGGCAGAGCAGTTCCGAATATCACTTACTTTGAACCCATTCCCGAAGCGATTCGTAGAATCACTTTTAACAGAGAGGAGTATCTAACGTTAAAACGTGAGGTATCTACCGAAGAGACTTTTACACCTCCATCCCCACCGTCTGAGCGACAAACGTATACCTCTGAAGCGTCAGAGGTGTCACGTTCAAACGTTAGGCCTTTATCGGTAGAACGTGAGAGTACAGAGAGTACTACAGAGAGTACTACAGAGAGTACTACAAAAGAGATTAGAAAAGCTAAGCAGCAGCAGTACAGCAAGACAGACGAAACAAATGCTGCTGCTGCGATTTCTCAACAACAAGATTTTTCTGGGCAAGGACTCGATTGCATTGTTGCGGACGCGTTGGCGCTTAAGACCGGTTTATCGGAATCTGTCCTCCGTGATTTGATTGTGAAGAATCCCGACGAATCCCGACGAATCATTTCCCAGTTCCCCGATCGGCCGCAGAGCAAAGAGGAATATCACGAAAAGCGGATCGCCAACGGAAACGAATCTTCGCGTGCTGGCAGCTTGCGTGGTATGCTCCTTAACCCTCACAAGTGGACCGACGAACCACCAGCTGCACGCAAACGCCGTGAAGCCGCTGAGCAGCTTAAAGCTGCTGCGGCTGAACGCCGTGCCCAGGCCGAAGCCGATCGTTTGGCCAAACAGGAAGAACGCCGTATTCTCGAAGAGAAAAAGCGCAATGCCGGAATGATCTACAACATGTGGCTGCCTCTCCATGAGAAAGCCAAAGCGGAGATAGACCGTTACATCCGGGCCAACAATGAGCCGCTGGCGCGGCTCGTGGAAAAGCGTGGCGGCCCCGACGCTTTGCCCAAAGGCTCAGAAACTTGGGTCAGCTACATGGAGATGGTCGGGCTAAAAATCCGGGACCAGATCGAAGAATTCCCGCTCTTAGATACCTCGAACATAGCACCTGAGGAACTTTATGAGCCTGGAGACGGCGAGTATTTAGAGGCTGATATCGAGGGTGGCTTTTTTGAGCACGAAGAAATAGAAGTCCCGGAAATGACGCCAGAAGAACGGCGTGCCCATGTCGCGGAGCTTTTGGCTCTCGACATTCGCAGCGGCGCGGTAGACCCAGGCAACATCGAACGCGGCATCATCTGGGCCTATGAATTTAATGATGAGCAGTGGGAAGAAATCTGCCAGGAAGCCCGGAAGCGGGCGGAGGAATTATCACAATGAAAACTCGAACCATCACGCCGAATTTCCGGCAGCCGGCCAAACCGAAAAATAATTCCAAGGAACCGCCTGTCAGCGATGCCCGCATCGCCGAGTGGGTGAACGATCGTTCACGTGCGCAGCTCAACAAGCTCGATGCCCTCACCGAGCGTCGCACCCGCATTCAGGGTTTTTCCCAGTGCCGCCGTGGCGGCCCGGTATGGGAAGAAGCCCGCAAGGCCGTCATCAGCGGCCTCATCCGCAGCGAAGCCGATATCGATGAAATTATTCTGGAGGATGATGACTGATGTTTGTGAAGCTAAAAAACGGAAAAACGCTCAATCTCGCAGACGCTTCTTGGATAGGTGCTACTCCCGATTGCCAGGTCGTGGCCGCCTTTTCAAGTGGAACCGAAACGCTAATGTTTTTTCCTGTGAATACAGATGGGATTGTGCGCTCGGTGTTAGCAGCAAAGGCCATCCGTGACGCCAGGGACCAAGGATGCTTAGCTTTCAACTTGCATCAAGACCTTTTGGATTCTGATCTGCCGGCGGCTGCCAGCGACTTTCTATCAACTTTAAATTCGCTTGGGGACGTTATCTCGGACAGAACTGCTTTTGACAAAGCGATTGCAGCCATAAAAAAAATTTCCTCGGAAGGCAGCGTTTAGTAAAGCCGCCCCCTCCGGGGCGGCTTTTATGCTTTGCGTAAAAGCGTAAATTTCCAAAAAGAGAAAGTTTCTCTAAATAGAAAACCCGCCCAAGCGCACAATGCTAAGGGCGGGTCTATTACTGAGAGTCTATACCTCAATCGCTCTCGTTGCCACCACCCCACCGGTCCGGTCCTTCAATACGAACGGATTCTCATTTGGAATGATCGAGTCCGGCAATTCGTCCCCGGCTTCGCTGGCTGAAGGCACTGCGTAAACCACGATCGGCACATCACTAAAAGCCTCGGCCTCCGCATCGACCTCGATCATTAAAGCGACATAAGGCCGCACCTGCGCCCGGGGATCAGCCGCCGTCAGCTCTGAGTTGGCCAAACGCGTCACGTTTACGCCATCAATCTCACCCACGCCCACATCCAGCACAAACCCCACCCGTGCCGCCTGGCCTGGCCTGTCGTCAAAATCCAGCCCGGCCAGCGGCAGCAGCAGCTCGAAACGCTTTGCCGCCACGTCGGCTATATCCTCCTCCCCTACTGAGAGCAGATATGTGATCGTCGGGAACGCATCGGTCCAGCGATGTAAATTTCTCATAGTTTTTCTTTTGCAAGTCAATATGACAAAATGCGCATAATGGCAAATTGCGCATTTTGTCAATTTGCTTATTCTTCCTCTTCCACAACCGGTGGCACCGTGCGCCAAGTCGGTATCAGCGCCACGCCCTCCTGACCGGTGCACAAGAATGCGCCGTCTTCTTCACTCAGCTTCGAGAGCGCCAGTTCGCCGAACACACCGCCATCGCCGCCAAACAAAATCCGTTCGTCGTAAACCGGCTCCGTTTCAGATGTGCCGGGAAACTCATTCCCAGGCGTTTCCACTTCCACCCGATATCTGGCCAGGCAAAGCAGCTTCGTGAAATCCTCATCGATGGGAGGCACGATCGCAATGCCGTCGGCCCAGGCACCGGCACGGTTTGGCCAACGGAGCCAGCCGTCACTTCCGGCCACGATCGTAAACTCCTCTTCCCGGCTTCCAGTCCATACTCCCAGATCATTGGCCGCTGACGGCAAGCCCGTCACCAGGCTCCAGGCATCCTCAACCAGCTCCCAGATCTGCCCATTGGCCAGACCAACACGACCCTCATCGAGCGCCGTGATGCTGTGCGTGAAAGTGAACTCGAGTACTGGCGTGGCAATTCCCTCGGAAACGAAAAGCTTAGGTCCCACAGCCAGCAAAATTTTCGCGCCTGCTGCTTTGGCCAAACTCACTTTCTCAGCCAGACTCCAGATCGGGCTAAACCCTCCGCTCGATCGGCGATAAGCCTGGGTAGCGTCATCGTCCCCATACAGCACGATCGTGGCAGCTGTGCTGATCGGCAACAAAAACTTTGCCGGCCGGCTTTCCACCGTGCGGCCACGACGCGGCAAGAGCAGCTGCGCCGCATCGCGTGGATCCGTAAGCGGTGCGATATCGACCAGCAGTAGCTGGCCACCAACAAGCGCGACCACGCCATCATGTGATGGCGCAATAGCCGTGGCATTCTCAGCCAGCCAGTCGTGAAGGTTATAAACGATCGCAAACGTTTCCCCGTCATACGTGAAAATTTTCGCCCCGCTGCCGTCCGTGTTCCTGGCGAAGATCCAGAATAGGCCTTCTTCCATTTCCACGATCTGCTGCACCTGGTCCAGCCCGGTCTGGAAATAACGCACGTGCACCGACGGTGTGAGTTTTCTCCGGACGAAGATCGGATCGCCAGGGTGATTAAGGCTCCGTCGGCAAGCATAGATAGCGCCAGCCTGCTGGATCCCGCGCGCTGGCCAGGCTAATGATTGCTCCATAGGAAACAGCTGGTGTGCTGCCCACTCCTCATCGGCCTGTTCCACCGGCGTATCCGCATCGACCGGCTCCAGCTCGTCTTTGCGCACTCCAACCTGGCACCAGTAGCGGCCAACGTCGGCCGGGCTTAGCGGCCCGGTCTCCACACTCACGCGCAAAGCTGAGATATGCTTACCCGCCCGGTCGAGCGCGATCACGTCATCACGATACAGGGTGCCAGCAGTGAACGTGTTGGCCACAACCAGCGGCAGTTCAGCCCGCGCCCAGCAGCCATCGCTACCTTTGGCCAAAGCCACCAACGTCGTCGCCCCTTCCCAGAAATGCCGGGTGTTCCAGGTTAGGCCATGAGTCCCGTCGGTGGCCGTGCCGCTCAGCAGCTTTACTGTGCCCAGAGTGATGCCATCGGCTTCGATGCGAAACTCCGAAGCCGGGCCACCGCTATCCTCAGCCGAGAAACGCAGGCTGATGATGCGCAATACCTCCGTGTCAGCCTCCGGAGAAAGCCAGGCCAGCGCCAGCGTCTCGCTGACCAGGCTGATGGTTTCGCCCTCGCTCCAATCGCTGCAGCCGGCCTCGTTGCAGGCGCGCGCCTGATACTCATACTCGGTGGCCACCTCCACCGTTTCATCGTCCCAGGTGGTGGCGCTGTTGAACGTGTGAATGTTCTGCCAGGCTCCGTCCGGCAGCGCCCGCCGACGGATCTCGACCGATTCCGTTTCCCTGCTCTCTGTCGTCGAAAAAGCCGGGCTGGTGACCGTAACAGTTCCAGCCTCGCAGTCTTTGGCTAACCCCGGCGTATCGGGCACTTCCGGCGGCAACACGCCATAACAGCAGAAATTCTCCACCGCCGCTTCGTCACTATAAACCAACGTCTCCCCGACGTGCGCTACCCACCGAGCCCGCAGCTCCGCTTCATAGGGAAATTCAGCGATCACCGTTTCGCCCGGGTCCACGTCTGTGGCCACTTCAGTCCACACTCCGGACGGATTGAATTCCAGGGAATAGAAATCGGCACCCGGATACCAATCTACCAGGCTCACGGCCTCGACTTTGATCGTCTCTAAATCAAAGATGCAGGGAGCCGGCGGTTCCACGATAGGTGGCTCATCGCTCTCATCAGAGGCATCCGAACTGTCTGATCCATCAGAACCATCGTCAGAAGAATCGGAAATATCTGAGCCGTCGCTATCGTCAGAGGTATCCGAATCGTCTGAACTGTCGGAGTCGTCACTGTTATCGGACGAATCAGAAGAGTCTGAACTATCTGAATTGTCAGAGCTATCACTGTCATCCGATGTATCCGAATCGTCTGAGTTATCGGAACTGTCTGAGCCGTCGCTGTCATCGGACGAATCTGAATTGTCAGAACCATCCGAGTCGTCCGAATTATCGCTGTTATCCGATCCATCTGAACTATCGGACTCATCCGAAGAGTCCGAATCGTCGTCCGAGCCAGGATCGTCACTGCCTGGATCTCCAGAGTCGTCACCGCTGCCGGGATCATCTGAACCAGGATCTCCACTGCCAGGGTCGTCCGAATCGTCGGAATCGTCCGAGCTATCACTACAGCTAATATCAGCAAACCCGGCTTCCCAGCAGACGAAGTCACACCACACGTCTTCATCTCCCGAACACAATGAAAGTTCGACCTTGGCCGTGTAACGATACTCCTTATCCAGCTCTTGATCCAGGAGGGTCTTGCCAGAGCCGACCGCAGTCCCCCATGTCCCTTCATCTTCTAAATCATAATTGTCCAAGGCAGGGTCATCAGTGGCGAGACGATACCAATAAACGGAAACAAACCAACCCGCCTCAGGAGGGTCAGGAAAACCCTCTTCCTCAGCCGTGGTTACGGTCACATCGACCATGCAGGATTCAGGATCGACCGGCTCTGATTCGGAAGGAGTTGAAGACACAGCCGGTTTAGCCAGAAGACACGGAACAATAAACGGCGATCTTTTCTCATCGTTTTTAACCGTTCCTGTAGGAGTGCCACATTTATCGATACCCAATTCCGAATATATGGCCATATACAGCCCCGGCTGTGCATTCGCAGGGACCGTTACGTCAGCGCCAGACGTTACGTTCCATCCATTATCAGCCCCTGCGCCAAGACTATTTTTCGTGCCGACTTGGGTATCCGTACCACCAGGGTCGCGGCGGACGATCCATTGCCATGTACGTAGCCCATCCATGGATGGAATGCCAGTATCATTACAATTCTCTACCTCCCACGGTGCAGCGCTGCCCGTTGTGCCTTTGCGAATAATTGGAATAGCCATAATCTCTCTAAAACCCTATGAACAGGAAAAAATATTAATTTGACATCGCACCGCAATATGCGCTACAATACGAGACATGAAAAGCACATCGTTTCGTCTCTCCGAAACAAGCAAGCAACTGCTTGAAGAATTGGCGAGACAGGAAAAACGTTCGCAAACTTCTCAGTTGGAATATATAATTGAGCAGGAAGCGAAAAAGAAATTGCCTCAGGAGGCTATAATGGAAATTCGTAAACGCACCGGTTTTACCCTGATCGAACTTTTGGTCGTAATTGCTATCGTAGCGATCCTCGCGGCCATCCTGTTTCCTGTATTCGCTCGTGCGAGGGAGAACGCCCGCCGCGCGTCTTGCCAGAGCAATTTGAAGCAGATTGGCCTGGGCGTTATGCAATATACGCAAGACTACGATGAACGCTATCCGATGGGGCACACCAACAGCACGCAGACCGAGGCATCTAACCCAGCAGTAGGCTCTTACAAATGGATGGATGCGATCTATCCCTATGTGAAGAGTGAACAGATTTTCACCTGCCCCAGCGACTCCACTTCTTTGAAGTTTGTGCAAGCCAGCACTCTCCCTGCCGGTAACACGACGCTGTATTTTGGCTCGTATCAGATGAATGAAACGTATTCCAACGACGCGACATACTACAGCGGCGCCTTTAAAAGCCTGGCCGCAATTGAGTATCCCGCGACCACAGCGCAAATCGTTGACGGCGATGGGAGTTCCGTAGCCTTCTCCTGCAACGACGCCACGGCTTGCAACGCCATTCCTGCTGCCTCCGGCAATCCTCCGAAGTGGGATCGTGTGGTAGCAAGGCACTTGGAAACCACCGTTGTGCTGTTTGCAGATGGGCACGTGAAGGCGATGAAACTGAGCGGCTTGCTTACCAAAAAGAATGATGGGACGAATGATATTTATCGTTACCTCGTTGCAAATATGGATTAAGGCTTGAAGCAATACCAGGACGGCGCTGTTGTCTCCTGCGAGGTGACGATAACAGCGCCGTTTTTTAGTGCCCATTCATCGACCGCGCGCTTGACGCCAAAGTTCGTTTTTCCGCGCTGGCCATTTTCGTAATCGTGTCCGGCGAGGATGCCACCGCTCTTAACCTTTGGTGCCCAGGCTTCGACATCGGCTGTCACTGCTTCATAGGAATGATCAGCGTCGATATAAACCCAATCAAGCTCCCCATCCTGAAAATTACGAGCAGCTTCAGCACTGACCAGACGCAGGATGGTTACATCATCGCGCCCCTTGAACTTGCCGCAGACCTCGGCATAGAACTGCTCGTGCTTATCATCCGGCACTGCGGCCATGCAAACGTATTCCGGCGACGATTTCCACCGGTCTACCAGGGTAAGCATTTTTCCTTTCCATTCGCGCCGAATCACTTCGGCATTGATGCCACGAGACACCCCGATCTCGACTCCAATTCCCAAGAGGCCAAGCTCGTTAAGCAGTTGAGGAAACTCGTTCCGGTGGACGATAGGACGCAATCCAGCAGGGATTCCTTTAGGTTGCCATTGTGCCGGTGGCGTCTTCTTGGTGCGGTCATACCATTTGCCATCATAGTGATGGTTGGCCACGCTGGCCCCCGGCCATTTGCCTACCAGGTTGTAGTCGAAATGACTTGATAACGGATTAAAGATGATGTCGGGGAAAATCACCAGATCATTGGCATATTTGCGCAACTGCGGCCCCAAGTATTTAGGGCCGGTGACAAAGACCGTGTTGACCTTTTTCTTGCTTTGCGCGTTTTGCTCAGCGATCTTCCGTAGATGAGCGGGAAGTTCTCGCAATATTGTCCAAAGGGCTGGGTGGTTCGGTGTGGCTCCGAACATATAATTGCCTGATTTTTGCCCAATTTCATTCGATAAGAACAGCTTCACCCCATCGAGCAGGCGGTCAATAGGCGCAAAACATTCCACATCCGTATCAAGATAGATACCGCCATAACGAGCCACGACTTCATAGCGGACCAGGTCACTCCGCGCGACGGTCACGGCGCGCGCATTAACGTATTGGGCCATGTCCCGATAGGCTTGCTCATTGACCATCGGCGGCAGTTTGAGACTCGTAAAACCGGGAACTTTCACCCGTTTCGGGTGCTCACACCAGATGACGAACTTCCAGCCTGGATGATGCGTGCGCCACGACTGGAGCCAAGCCATATCCTTCTCGGGAAACGGGTTCTCTCCTACCCAAACCCAGTGGAAGATGCGGGGGATTTCCAGTTGAGGCGTATCGAAATATTGAGCACGTTGGTGGCAATCCTTGCAAAGGCCATGACGTGCCTTGTAGTCCATTGTGCCGGGGGCCGGGGCTGCTTTGCCGCAAGGGACACAAATCTGTTCTTTACATTCGACACAAGTGATTGGTTCGGGTTTTCTTAGTTGCATAAAAATATTCGGAAAAATATTCAAAAATTATTCACACGCCAAGATCGACGGCAGCTGCACGCTTTCCATCGTGCCAGGCACAAATACCACTACGTCGAGGCCGTGTGTGCCTTGGGGCAAGTTCAGTCGACGATGATACCCGAGTCGTAGCGTGTAGCTTTCCAGGTCATCGTAATCAGCATCAGAATCGATACGGCCCCACACCACGATGCCGCTTAGTCGGTTCTCTTCATCGAACAAATTATTCAGCTCGAAGGCGCGTAGTGCGCCGCCACTGTCGCCGTCAATAATCAGCACGGAATAGGTGGACTTCGAGGAGTTGCAGGCCAGCGCGCGCCACAGCGTGCCCTCCGGCAGCAGCTCCAACGCTTCCTCGGCGTTGCCCGGTTCACCGTCGTCCAGCGGTGCCGGACCGCCAAACTCTACCACGCGCCAGCGCGGATCCATTTCGGTCGGCGAAACCACCTTGCGCCCGGCCGCCAACAGGCACCGATAGCCTTCACGCGAGGCACTGGGGGTATTGCAGATCTGCCGCAACCGATACCCGAAATCACACCGTTCATGGTAAGAGCCGTCGCTTTCCACGATTGCGGCCGTTTCTGAGCCTGGAATATAGCCCTGCGTGTAAAGAGTGCCATTTGCACTTCCAAGGCGCTGGAGGCGCACTCCCGCCGCCGCAAACGTGGCTGTAGAACTCTTGTCCCATGCGCCGGAGTGCCAGGCGATGGTTTGAGTGGCATCGGGTTCAGAAAAAGGCTTGTCCTGACGCACACCGTAGAGGCGGCCTTTGTGTGAGACCGCGCAGCTCTCCCCATGAAACACAGTGCCGCTCCCAACGATGGGGTTTGCAGGCAGATATTCCAGGAGGCAGTTGTAAAACGCTAGGCTGTCCGGGTCCGGCTGACGACCGAAAGCCTCCGTAAAAAGAGCCGTCTGGTGTCCCGCAGTTGCCAGGCAACGACCGCCAGGCTCACCACCATTCCAGAAAGGCCAGCGTGGCAGGGATCCAGATAGTGAGAGTGCGCGAGGCTCATACACGTGCGTGCCGCAAAGAGTCGAGAGAATGATATCGCCGTCTTCTCTCTCCACCAGGCCCGTTACCGAATGATCTTCCATGTAGCATTCAGAGACCGGGCGTGGCCCACTGAAATCCAACCCCAAAAGCGTAGCCGTTTCGGAGCCAGGCTCTTCGCTATTGTGCAGCTTCCATAGCGCCATCGCGGTTCCGCTCTGGGTCAGGCGTGCGCCGCCAATCAGCAGACGGCCATCACTGGTTTCCAGCGGCAACGTCACCATCCTGGCCATTGGGTCGAAGACGATCTCCTTTAAGGAGCTGAGGCTTTCCCCTGCGGGTGCATCGAAATCGAGCCAGGCTAAAGCCATGCCCGGAGCCACGCGCACGCCTGGTTCGCTTTCCCAGGTGGTGCCGCTGCCGACGGTGAATTTAACTGCACTCCATTCTCCGCTTTGTGGCTGGGGCGTCACGACATACTTGATCCACTCCTGACGATCTCGCTGTTCGTTGCTGGCGACAAGTTCACGGCGTCTGCTGTTGAGTGGGTGCAGCGGGTCAATCGGGATTCGGCCTACGTGAAAAACGGGATTGTAGTGGTAAATATCATCGCCCTCGAAATAGTCGTAAACCGGGTCCCGGGTGTAGTCCGACGGCAGGATCATCGTAGGCTCCACATTTACGAATTGTGCTAAGAGCAAATAAGAGCCTGGCTCCAGGGGCTGGTGAGAAAGAGGCAACGTTGGATTCGTGCCGGAGTCGACCGTTTCACCGGTTGTGCAGTTGACGATAGCCCAAAATCCGTTGCGGCCATCATTGGTGTAGAGGGTCGGAGGGCCAAATTCCGATGTGCGGGAACTATTCCAGGTGAAAGCGAACTTCGTTCCTTCGGTCACATGATAGACGGTATCGGTGCCGATGCCGTCGTTTCCGGCCGGGCCTTGCAGCGAGGCCGGAACGCCCAGGATGCGAAGCTCTCGGGGGAATTCTACGAACGGTGGAGCGCTGGTCCAGAAGCCGGTCGTGTCGTGGCCCCAGGAATTCTCCTGGCCGTTAATGTTGGTTTGCTGAATGCCAACATAAGTCACCCAGTCGCTGCTTTCATTTTTGCGGCGAAACGCGCAGCGGGGCTTGGCATCGAGCTCGGGCGGGAAAATGCAAAGTGTTTCAGCGGGGAGTGTGCGCATGGAATTTTTTTAAGAAATTAGCCGGGTCAAGAGGAACCAAGAAATCTACTTCCTTCCACTCACCAATGCCCATATGGCGCAAGGGAGAGGGATCATGCACGACAACCCCATCGCAACACACCACGGCGTGCAGGCAATCGAATCGCGGGGAACGAGCCGCCAGAATCGTATACCTGGGCATATTCATGGCGCGGACCTCGGTGGGCTGTTCAGCAAAGCCTTCGGGAAGAGACATAGACACAAATGCCAATCCGTGTCCTTTTAGCCAGGCTTGGTACTTATCGCGCCAATCCGGGCCATGATAATTCGGGACATCCACCAATGGCACCTCAAGGATAGAAGCGAGACAGGCGGGGAAACAATCCCCTGACTCCGCGTTATTGATAGTCTGGTCGACGGGGATCATTTCTTTCCTTTGCGGTGGTAACGTTGTGCGGGGGAAATGCGGCGCTTAGGGCCTGTGAGATTACGGCCGTAACCGTAGAAAGGGACAGGGTGTCCACCTAGTTCCGGGCGTATCATGCCGAGAGCTAATGCGAGTGCGTAGGGAAGCATAAATAAAAATCTCCTTAACCTTCGGGGTCGTAATGGCGTTGTTCGGGCACCGCTGGCAACGTGCCGCCCAGGTCGGTTTCCGGGCCATCGTTGCTCTCATCTCCCCAAACGCCCGGGCGATTCACAGTAGCCGCGAATCGGCGCAGTGCGTGCGGGTGCGAGTCGAGAATGGCGCGCAGTGTTCCGTCGATGTGTTCGTAGAGCTGGTCGAGCGGGGTTTGCTCCTCGCGAGGCAGGCCGCCATTAGCAATCTGCTCGTCGACGTAGGCGCGCAGCTCGTCGCGAAAGGCCTTCACGACGACGTTTGTCATGCGAGTGTCCGTGCCGGTGCCTGCCGCCTCGAACGGCAGTTCCTCGGCTGTGGCCGCGCCGCCTTCACCACCACCGCCTCCTGTCTCGGCAGCGGCGATTCGCATCGAGAGAATCGCGTGAGGATAAACCACGTCCTCGCCGGTGTAGCTGATAGAAACAATCGAGTCGGAATCCGTTTCGACGATAGCCACCAGCGGCCGTCCCTGGGCCACTTGGTCAGGCTGGGCTGTCTCAAACCAATTGACGGTGAATGCCAACTCGCCACCGCTTAGTGCCAGGTAGGCATATCCATACCATGTGCCCGGAACCAGCGGCCCTAGCACCTGCACATAGCCCGGATCCTCGCCGTCCGGAGCAACGTAATCAGGCAGCTCAGAAATTTCCAGAAACCGCCCGCCGATAAGCCAAGTCGCGTCGGGGAAGAGGATCAGCAAGCCGCCGCCATCGACCACGCGACCAGCGCCGGCGTCGGGCCAGGTAGAGAGCAAACGGCCACGCCCGAAGATCGTGCGATTGGCAAAAGCCTGGTCAGCCTGGAGCTGCTCGAGGGATGTGGCCAACGATGTCCCTGTGTTGTTGTGGGCGGCAGAGAGGCCACCAATCTGGCCGGGGGTGATAGTGGTGATTGAAGGGGGGCGGTAGGAGGGCATTATCGAGTGTTCAGAATTTTCACGTCTGCGTCTTTAGGAATAGCATGTTCGGTATTATCAACAGTGACCGTAGCCTGGTAGCTCTTAACGGAGCCCCAGACGATAAATTCTTTGCCGGGGTGATTGACGCAGAGGGATTTTGCTTTTTCTTCCGCCTCTTCCGGCGTGTTGCAGATAACCAAAGGGACGGTATTACTGCCGTCTCCAGAACTCGCCATAACAAGCCATTTCTGAGGGATTATTTTCATATTTAAGCCTTAAAGGTAAAAATTGACCCCGGGGACAATTTTGATCCCCGCTACATCATGTAGGCGCGGGGATCATCCACCGGCGTGCTGTCAACGGAAAACGGGCCGATCGTATTCCCGTTCTCGTCCGGGTAGGTAACAGGGTTGCGCGGCACATCGCCCTGGCCGGGAAAGTTCGCCGCCGCGTTCGGTGATTGAGGCTGCCCTTGTCGGGCTTCCTCCACTGCGTCGCGCTTCACCTGTTCGTAAATATTATTGAGCATTTATTCAAGTCTCCGTGCGACCCAACTCATTTCGTCGTTATGCAGCGAATTATCGTCGAGCTTCACCAGTTCGCATTTCAGCCCCTCGGCCTCGATCACCATTCCCGGTTTCAGGTCTTCGAGGAACGGCACCGGGAGGTGGCGCAGCTTACGGCTTTTGCAATGTTTTTTTGAGAGCGAGAAGGCGGCGCGCATGGCGCCATCTTTCGTTTTGATGCTTTCGAGGCGGACTGTGCGATAAGGACGCGGACGGCCGACGTAGCGGAGATCGCTCGGCTTGGAAATCGATTCCCAAACCGGCCAGGTCGCCTCGATGCGGGCGTCTTCCTCTTTGTTGATGTCTCCCTCAACATGGAATTCATTATACACCTCCTCAGAGTTATCTGGCAAAGATATTTCCTTGCCGCGCTTGATTTTGAACCGGCCCTCATATTCATCACTGGAAAAGAACTCGGCCAGCTGCAACGAGCCGGTTTCATCCCGGATATGCGCCACGTCCTGCGACGGGCTGCCCAGCTCCCAGTGGCCGCCGGTTGCATCAGAAACCCATAGCAGCTGATAGTTCGCATCGCCTACGATGCCGCTGGTCTCCAGCACATCGTCCATATAGCCGGAATAGGTCGAACCCTGTGCCGGACGTTGTGCCGGTTCTTCGCCCAGCCCGGCCGCTTCCAGCACCGGGCCGTAATCCTCATCGATGAGAGCCACTTCCGCCGGCTTCTCGCCACGACAGATCAACATCGTTTTTACGTGCTGGCCAAGGTGCTGGCCATCGCCGACCGGGCGGGTGCGCACGGTCTCGCGCAGCAGGTAGCGCCGATCACTGAGGGTGAATGTCACCTTGCCCTCGGGCAAAGCCGAAGCGCCCTCGGCCGCCTCCATGCGGTTTCCGAACTTGGTGGAGTGGATAATCCCTCTGGCCAGGAAGGGGACGTCCACGTCGTCAGTGTCGCCAATGTAAAGATCCGCCAGGCAGCCGTCTATGTCCGGCGGCAGCTCCAGGCCGCCCTCGATATCGGGCAGCGTCACATTGCAACTCAGCGAACCGGCCTCATCATAGTTGAGGGAAATCTCCTCGACCGGCGCTTCGCCGTCGGTGAGGTGATCTTCGCTGTCCCATTGCACGTCGTCCGTGCCGGTGCGTGGCCCTGGGGGAATGAACAACAAGCCATCGTAAATCCAGGGGATGCGACGGCCGTTAAGGACTCCTGGCACCACTGGCGGCAACGGGGCCGGTTTCAGGATCGCGTTCAGCTGCCAGGCCGCACGCACGCCTGGCGTAGGCCGCGTGGCCCAGGGATCGGTGCTGTTCACCGGCACGAACTCCCATTCGATCGACGAGCCGCCGCCAAACTCACCGTTGCCTGATATCGTGAACGGTAGTGCCGTCGGGTCGAAGGGGAACTCATACGGCCCGATCGGGTAGCGCGCGATCTCTGCCTTGGGTTCCACGTTACCAACCTGGAACTTGTAAGCGCCACCGTTGGAGCGCACCTTGATTTGGGTGCGCTTCCATAGCGTGCCCTGCACACGCGTTTTCTGAATCTCGCGTTCCTCATACGACCACGACTGCGCGCCTTGCAGCTGAATCGTCACATAGCCGCGCCGCTGAGGAAAAAACGAAAGCACTACCGTCTGATTAAAGAAGCTCTCAAAATTCTGGCCAAACTCCACGCGTTCGCTGTGCTTGAACACTTCCTTGCGTAGGCGCTCGATCTGATCATCCTGCGCCGGAGTGCGCCGCCGCTTTGCCTCCCAGCGATCATCGATCTCTTTTTCGATCGCTTTGATCTTTTGCTTTTGGGCAGAGGTGAGGTCCTTCTTGGCGTTCTTCGCGGCGGTTTTTATCGCGGCGATTTCTTTCTTTTTGTCGGCCTTCCAGATCGTGTCAGAACGAGTTATACGGCCCAGGTCCATCAGGGTTTCAAGCTGCTTCTCTTTTGCTTCGATCTGGGCCAGGGAAAACTTATTGTTCAGTCGCACAAACTCGATACCATGCTCTTCGAAGATGAGCCGGTAATACCCGAACTGGTAGCTCCACTGCCAGTCGGTTTGTTCTTCGTTTGGCTTCCAGAAGAACAGCCGCACTGCATGTGCCGTGTCCTCCTCGATGTAAAAATTCGAGGTGTGCGCCGTCGGGATATTCGGCTCATTCAGTGAGTAATACAGGGTGTTGGTATTGTCACCAAAGCCGTTCGGGATGGAGGCCAGATAGCCAGGGCCTGGGGTGCGTCCAGCGATCGCATCCTTCACAGACTGGTTGCTGACCTCCAGCTGCTTGATCCAGCGTTGCAGGTTTAGAAGTTCGTCCTTTTCGTCGTCAGAACGATCGCCCTCCCCCTTGTCGAGGATTTCTTTTTCCCTGTCGCGCAGCTCCTCAAGCCTGGCGGCTCGATACTTCCGCTCCTCGGCCGAAATGGTAGTGCGCCAATTCTCAAGCCGGTTAAACCGATCTTCGAAGCGCGGCTCCGTGGCGATCGATATCGCGCGCTTGGCGGTTTTGGGTTTGTCGGGATCGAACTTATTGAGGTCATAGCGCACCGCGTTCTGGGTGATACCCTTGGCTTTTGCCTGTTCCCAGAGCTTACCGCCCAGGTCCAAGGCCTGGCAAACGGCTTCGCGAGAAACGCCCAGGTAGGGCTGGCGAATAACCAGGCGGACATGCCGCCGGAGAAGGTGGACACTATTCACGGTAATTCCCTCCATTGGGCACCGACGGTCGATGCTTCCAGCACGTGATCACCGGTGAGGTTGACCAGGCGCAGCGCGCCGTTCGGTAGCTCCAACACTTCGTAACGCTCAGTCCGTTTCACACGCGCGACTTCCTGGACGGCAGCTGTCCAGTCGATACCGTCGGGCGAGGACCGAACACAAACCCGGGAGTTGCGAACAGCCACGCTGATGTGTGTTCCGCTGCTGTGAGCTATTCCGTTCTGATGTTGATAACCAGGTTCCCATGTAATCACGTTTTCTAAAGCTCCTTGCTCGTTGGGCATTTGTGCGCGTTTCCAGCTCATGCCGTCATCTGTTGAATAGAATGGACTGTAGTCGTTGCCCGTTTGGGCGAATAGCCACAGGCGATTCGACTTTTCTTTGTAGATCGTCGGGTTTTTATAGCCCCGCAACATCGAGTTCGCTTCAAACGAACCCGCGCCGCCATAGCTGTGCTGGATCTGCAACCCCCACGATCGAGGCGCTGCCATCCGGATCGCGTACGTAGGGTCGGTCAGCGAATCGAAAACCGGATTGCCCGGGCGCAAGGAGAAACCATACAGGGCATCGCCATCGAGCGTGCCCACTCCCCAGTTGTCAAACACCCTGTTTAGCACTGCGCCTTCGGGAATATCGCAAACGTAGGGAGGTGAATACCAGGTCGCGAAAAATTTATAATCACCGAGCACGGCAGCGCCCTCGGGGGTGAAATCTGTGTAGGCAATGCTTTCCGAAACCTCGCTGATATTAGGGAGGTCGACGTTCTGCCAGGCTTTGGCCGGATCGATGACTTGGCCATTGATTACGGTGGTCGAGATCTTGCCAACTCCATTGTCCATTGGAAACCAGGTGACGAGAACAAGGCCGCCAATATTGAAAGCAACAATAGTCGCACGCCATTCTACTTCTTGCTCAAACAGCACGATGCCGCCCGGGCGATCGAGGATCTGTATCTTCCATTTTCCAACCAGGATATAAGCCGGCAAGGTTCCCCCCCAGATACTGGAAGGCACTGTGATGAAGATCTCCTTTCGATATCGAACGCCGGCGGCATCGAATTCGTTGGGGAGCTGGTTTTCGATCGTGCCAGCCTCGCCACTGGTAACAGGCTTGTAATCGGTGTAATCGGAAAGTGCCATTAGCGGTTGCGTTGGTTGCGATACTCCTGTTCCGCCGGAGCCTGTTTTCCACGGCCTGTATCTACTTTTTTGACGACTACCTGCACATCGAACTCGCCGCCGGTTTCGTCTCGCACACTCGCCCTGGTGCGTGGCGCTGCAGAGCCAGGAGAGCTTCCGCCGGCGGGGATATATTCCATCCCGCGCGATTCCATCCATTGCTGCAGCACCGCGTCGTTGTTGCCCCGCGACATCTTTGTCGCGTTCTGTTCGTTTTCCTTGCGAGCAAAGGCCATTTCGTTCTGAGCCAACCGGCGCAACGATTCCGCTTCGGCGTTCTTGTCGCTTTCGCCCCACCACATGCCAGACGTTTCCGCGTCGGCCTGTTCCTGCATCTTTCGGGCATCTTCAAGATACATTGCCGCTTTTTCCTGGTGCGACATCGGCCCTTTGGTTTGGCGCTCGGCCGCGAGCTGACTGCCCTGGTTATTTTCGGCCTGATCCTCCATCGGCTTGTTATAGAGTTCGTTCACACCGAAGGCCAGCGCCTCGCCGATAGCCACAGCGACCGGGCCACCAGGCACGAACAAAGACGCCGCCGCCGCGCCAATGCCCGTGGCGGCTCCGTACATGTAGCTCTGGCCTTCAGAGTAGCCAGCCGCCTGCATGTTGTTGGAAGCCCCGATACCGGCCACCAGGCCGCCGCCAGCGGCCAAGGCTGTGCCGCCGATGGTCAAGCCGTTTAGTGCCATTCCGGCCTTCCCCGCCATCCCGCCTTTGCCCAGCATCTTAAACAGCGCTTCGTCTGGTATCAGGTTCTTGCCGAGCAGATTCTTGGCTTTCGCCAGGATGCCCATTTTCCCGGCTGCCTTAGTCGTAGAGTTGCCCAGGGCGTCCTTGGCTGCCGCTGCGTCCAGTGCTGTATCGGCCACGTCGGCCAGCGCGCCGGCTTCTTTCCCGGCCACGCCTGTTTTTAGCTTCTCCGCCGCCACGTCGGCCACCGTGCTGGTGACCAGGTTATCTTTGGCCTTGGCCGCCTCATCGGCTGCCTTTCGTCCACCTTTAAGCGCGCGGGTCAGGGAGAGGATTTCCGAGGCACCACGAGCCATCGAGCCGCCCACCATCAGCGCCCCGCCGCCGACAACCATTGAGCCGCCGACACCGGCGGTCAGCAGGGCCAAGGTTTTGACGAGTTCGGGATTTTGCTTGACGAACTCCGACGTTTTTTCAACGAGTTCTGTCATGCTGCCGACCAGGTTAGAAGCATCTGCGCCGAAGACTTCACCGATCGTGCCCAGCAACCCTTTCATCTCATCCTGGAGAGCACTGATTTTGCCGGGGAGGGTTTCCATCTGCTTCTCCATCGCAGTGCCACCACCCAACTTCCCCATGCCACGCACCAGGGCGGCGATCGCTACCTCTGCATCGATCCCCTCGTTGCCGATGTTGGCGACCTGTTCCTGCGTGAGACCAAGTTCCTGCTGGAGAATCTTCGTGGCAGGGATGCTGCGCTCAGCCATCTGCTGCAGCTCCTCCGCGCTAACCTTACCTTTGGTTCGGATTTGTCCGAGTGCCGTCAAAACACCTTGGAAGGTTTCCGTATTTCCACCTGCTGCGCTGACGGCGTTACCTACTCCCTCCATTGTAGGAATCAGATCATCCGCCGCCGTGCCCATCGCCAGGAGCTGCTGCGCGCTCTTGGCTGTCTGACTAAAATCGAACGGAGATTTCTTGGCGAATTCCTGCAGCTCCGCCAGCTTCGCCTTCGCGGCTTCGGGAGAACCCAGCATCGACTCCAGGCCCATCTCCACCGATTGCAGCTCGCCGAAGGCATCCAGCGAGGCCTTCACGCCAGCGCCCAGCGCGCCCAGCGCAGCGCCGCCCATCAGCATCGACTTCTGACCCGCACCGCTGGCCATATCAGCCGCTTCTCGCAACGAGTCCATCTCGCCGCGTGCCGCGCGTAACCGGCCCATATAGGCATCAAGCCCGGATCCACGCCCACCCAAACGGTCGAGCGCATTGTCGGCTTTTTGCGCGCCGTTGACTAGATCATCGAGCGCGGCTCCGGCGCCGGTGTCCTGGCCTGAGATTGTAATTTTGATATCGGGCATGGGGTAAAAGAAAAAAGCCCAGGAGCAAGCTACTCCTGCTCATGGGCTTTTGATTTGTAGAAGGCGATCGCCTGGCCAGCGTTCTTTTCCACCAGGCGAACCGTCTGCGGGTCGTTGGCCAGATACTGCAACAGCAGGCCGTTCTTCGCGGCCACGTCGCTGTAAAGGCGGTGCAGCTCGTCACTGCGAAACCGGCGGAAGTGCCGGGGAACGTCGAGCAGCAGCTCGGCGTGCAGCGACGAGATTACGCGTTTTTTATGAGCGGGTTGACCTCGTGAATCGCGGCCAGGAAAGCAGCCAGCCACTCAGCCGACTTCTTCTTAGCGATGTCGAGCGCCAATTTGTCGGAAAACAGCGGCTGGGTGTGGTCCTCAGCGGCCACCAAACAGCGCTTCATCTTCATAACGCTAACGTCGATGCGGTTCTTCTGAGCAGCTGCAGCGGTCAGCACATCGATCGCTTCCTCGCCAGTGAGGCGGCGCACGTGCAGTTCCCGCAAGCGGCCATCCGGGAGGGTGAGCGTAACCTTCTCCACCATCGGCCGATCGTCGTCGAGATCTGCCACGCTAAATGCTTGCAAGGCCGCTTGCTCGGTGGCTTCGTTTTCTAGTTCGGGGGTTGTGTTATCGTTGCTCATGATGTCGGGTTATACAGGACCAGGAAGCGCAGCTGGGTCGCCACAGTGTTGGTCAAAAATACTTTGGCCACGTCGGTCTGGAACGGGCACACCTCGTCGGAATCGATGTCCTTGATCCACGATACGAAACCGTCGGCCGGGATCGCGATGGTGTCGTCAGGCTCAGCGCCGTCGTTGGTCTGGATCTCCACAGCGCCGCCCACATTTTCGAGAAATACGGACTGGATGTTCTCTACAGGAAAGCCGATCTCCACTTCCTTGTCAGTCTGGTTGGCTCCCAACGTCACCACGGTGCGAAGCTGGGCACCGCCCTGTTTCACCACTTTCTTGGAGTAGGTGCTTTGCCCGTCATTAACGGAGAATTTATGTTCGTGCTGGTACATGGGTTATTTCTTCCTATGCTCGATGCGCACGCGGTCAACCACTTCGCCCCGCACCAATGTGCGCGGATCGGGAGTAGTGACCGGCTCGGTGGGCTTCGCAGCAGGTGCGGGAGCCGGGGCTTCGGTGGGCTTATCAGCCTTCTTTTCAGGTGCCTGTTTCATGGTGATGATTAGGGTTGGCCAGGCCGCGAACGGCCTGGCGAGATTCACGCGATCTTCCTACGGTTTGGCGTTCAGCCAGCCGGAGCTCAATACCAGTTCGAAGTCGGCGTTGTCGGCGTCCTTTGTGGAGCCGCGCTTGCTTTCCACAGCCCAGCGCTTGTAGCCCTTGGGGTTCGTGGCCTGGTCGTAGACCGGGTTTTTCATATCTTCTCCGGCGATGGGATCCCCCTCTTCATCTACGAGCTGATAACGGATATCAACGATCTTCTGTCTCTCTTCCGGGAGGTCGCTGTAGCAGTTATTCAGGCCACGCAGACCCTTAATAGTCAGCTTCGCCTTGCGCTTGGTGAAGACTTTGAGGTCGTCCCAGCCTTCGGATGTATTAGATCCCGTGCTGTCCGGCGACTCCTCAAAATCGATATCGGTATGTTGCGAGATCGAGATGTTGCCAGCTTCTGTTTCGAGTACTAGCTGGTAATGGGCACCTTGAATTCTATCGAGGGCAGATACTGACATTTTAAAAACTCCGTTATTCCAATGTGTATGCCCTCGCTGTGAAGCTGTAGGGCGTGATCCCGCGAGATTCGCTATCCTGCGACCGGTCGACTGTTGCTCTCGCTCCAATCAAACCCAGTTCTCGCAAAGCCTTGCGGCTTCTGTTCTTGTTCACGATGTCGCGCAATGTGTCCCGGAGAGGACCTTCAAGGGAAGCGCATTTCGCGTCGGTGACAATGTGCAGCCGACAATCGATTTCATGACGCTGCCCCTTCTCGAAAAAGCCACGGATCGTTGTTGGCCACTCGGCGGTTTCATGAGAGCCATCGGCAAACGTGATGTAAACCACGGCCACCAGGCTCTCTTCTTGCAGTCGCTTATTGGCCTCGGTCTCGCTTTTGATGAACCGGACTTTCCCGGCATACGCTGGGTAGCCTGCCTGCAGTTTCTCGGTAAGAAATGCGTGCAATATCCCGCGTATCGTTTCTTCGAGAGCCGCTCCCTCCTCGCCGGTGAAGTAGGTCATCATGAAGCGCCTTCCATCGCGGCAAATACGTCCGCAAAGATCCGCTGCACGCGTGGCGCAGTGCTATTGACCGCCGCCTGCCGCCACGGAGCGCGCCGCACCTTCCCATCGACAGGAGATTTCCGATCGTTGTCGTGGCGCGCCTGCGCATACTTAGCCTGGTTGTCGATCGTCCCGACAGTGTTTGCTCCGCTGCCGTTGATGTAGGAACGCTCTTGGCGCAGCAGGTGAGAAGTCCGCTTCCAGGCCGGAACCATACGCCGAGGACGCTTCTTGCCCTTGGCTGTGAGTCCCCGTTTGCGGCGCAGCACGCGCGGAATCGGCTGGTTATACACCATCTGCGAGAGGTTCCCGCGCGAGTGCATATAAACATGGGCGGTAGCGTCGATCACACCCTTGGCGATCAGTACGCTGACCTGCTTCTTATTCCGCTTCAAACGCACCGCGATATCGGGGATATTGTGAGAAATATTAATATTCACGAAACCACCCCCGGCCACCATACTCGGTTTCGTCACAGCCGCAACGCTCACGCCCGACGGCTACCGAGGATGCGCCCCCGCCTTGGGCAGCTCTGGCCATCGCGTCTAGATCGGCCTCTAGGCCTAGCAGCAATGCCTCGCCGCTGGTCGCTCGCACGCCGCCGATGATGGCTTCGCCGCGACCGTCGGCTTTGGCTTTGGCTACGGCCTGGTGATCTTCGTTGCGTGCCCGCGATTGAAAATCGCTGATGACAAACAACTTCGTTGCGCTCGCGAACTGGCTCTTTTGCTCGATATTGAGCAGCGTGGCCAGATCATCGCTCAGGTTAGAAATCAGCCCCAGGGTGAGCGCTTTGCGCCGGATCCTGTTCAGATTCACCGACGCCCACTCTTTGATCGAGCGCTCCACCTGTGACGGCAGATCATCGACGACTTCGTTCTCAGAGAACTGCTCGTCGATAAGGATGCCATCCTCGATCACGGTTTGCGCGTCGAGGGTGAACCAGGTTGGAGGAGTGGGCAGCCAGGTGTCGGGCATGTGATTTAATCTTCGAAATAGCCGGCTACGGTCGAAGGCGCGTAGCCAACACCGCTCTTAGCGGCATCGTCATGTTCGGCATACCAGCCCACGTCAGTCGTGCAGGGCGTGGCGGTTTCCGTGCAGGTGTTAGGCAGCCCAACCTTGGTCAGCTTAAGCGTCACACCATCGCGCTGGACGGTTTCCGGCAACGCCTTGGGCGGTTTGGGAGGTGTAGGCTCGACCGGGGCCGGTGTCGCGTCTACAGGCGGTTGTGTCGGCTCGGGAGTGGCATTGGCCACATCGGGTGCCGGAACCGTTTCCGTAGGCACAGCGGCCACAGGTTCGGCGTTTTTCGGGGGCTTTGGAGCCTTGGGCGGTTTGGGAGGTGTAGGCTCGACCGGGGCCGGTGTCGCGTCTACAGGCGGTTGTGTCGGCTCGGGAGTGGCATTGGCCACATCGGGTGCCGGAACCGTTTCCGTAGGCACAGCGGCCACAGGTTCGGCGTTTTTCGGGGGCTTTGGAGCCTTGGGCGGTTTGGGAGGTGTAGTGCTCATAGCAATTCTCAAAAAGCCGGAGCCGCCGAAGCGGCCCCGGCTCTGCTTTTCTCAGGCGCTTACGCTTACGAAATCGTCGGCGTGGTGTAAGTGCTCGAAGCTGCGTTTTTCACCAACACGCCATTGGTGCGGTCTTCGCCGATGGCCACGCCGCCATCATAGGCAACGATCGCTTCTTCGACCGGTAGGATCTTGGCCGCCGGCACCAGAAGATACGGGGACTTGCCACGCTTGTTGTTGATGCGATACCACAGCGAGTTGCGGGGATCGTCCTGGCCGTAGACCTTATGCACGCCCCAGTAGGTGGTGGGGATACGGCTGTTGAGCATCACCAGGACGTCGCCGTATTTCGTCACGATCACGCCGATGTAGTTATCTCCGACCAGTGCCAGGTCCGAACCGCTGCCATAATTGACCAGGGCCGAACCACGGGCAACGAAACCGGTCACGTTGGCCTTGTTCACCCACGCGGCTGCATCGGCCTGAGAAGCGCGCAGCACGTAGGGACCGTCGTGGCCATGCTCCCACAGATGCTCAACCGCAGTCTCGACGTTGGCCTGGGTGATGCCATCGAGACGGAGGTAGTGGTTATGGGAAGAGGCGAAGGTCTTGCCATCACGGCCGCGCGGAGGGGTGTAATCCACACCACTGCCACCAGCGTCGCAGAACGGAACAGAAACGCCGGTCGCACCCAGGCCCAGATTGGCCCCGGTTTCCTTCTCCATCTTGAAGAAACGGGTAATGATGCGCTTGGGGATGATGTCCTTGAAGTCACTGATCGCGTTCGCAATGTCGGCTTCGACCTGGAACAGCCGCGCCTTCTCCAGATAATCCTGGCTCCAGCCCAGCTTGCGATCCTGGCGTTTGATCGGCAGCATGTGGCCGCCGAACTCGCCGCGAGTCGCGTCAGCTTCGCCAAACTCGGTGTGATCCTCGAACCCACCCGAGCTACCATGACGATACTCTACGAAAGAGCGCTCGGTAACATGGATCATACTGCCGAGCTCAGCGTTACCGAAAACTTCGTCCGAAGCGACCACCAGCGCCTGGGAAATATCCGTGAGGATGTCGGCGTAGCTGACATTGTCGGTCAACGTCATGTTGACCAGCGCCTGCGCATCGATACTCGACGGCAGAACGATATTCTTAAGGTTAGTGTTGCCAATTAGCATTGTTTCTCCTGCGGAGTAAGGGGTTGTTAAGCGTGAGGGCCTGCGTCACTGCTGATTAAGTGGCGTTCACGACCGGGACGGTAGTCTGGGGCTGAATGAAAGCGACCTGGTCGCTTTCTGCATACCCGATAGCGAAGGGATAGTCGCCGTTCGCCGTCGGCGCGGTGTGGGTCAGCCCACCGGCGTTGTCCGCGCTCACGAAAAGCGCTGCTCCGGGAGTCATGCCGGAGAAGCCGGCAACGGGACCGTGGGTGACGACGTCAACCCGTTCGCCAGCGGCAAAGGATTGCCCGCCGGTGCCATTCGAAACGACCAGGCCGCGTGCCTGGGCAGGTGCCAAGGTATTCGCATCGGCGTGCTCGACGTCGCCGTCGTTGGCCACATAGACCGCTTTCCCAGCGCCAATAGCGCCACCGGCATCATAGCGCCGGACAATCGCGTTCCCCAAGGGAACGACTTTACCGGCGGTAACAGTTACATCTGCCATTGTCTTATTTCCTCGCTGTTAAGCTTTTTAAGCGCGGAAGCGCTTCTTGAGATCCGCGCGGCGCTCGGGCGTGATTTCGGGATCAGGAGTGCCGCTGCCGCCGCCCTTGCCATTATCGCCACCGCTTTTATCTGCAGGCGTCTCAGGTGCCGGAGGTGGTGTTTTCACGACGTAGGGCTTCGATTTGATAAGTTCGGCCAGGCGCTCTTTCACACCCTCCGGTTCGCCTTTGGCGTTCAGCTTGATTGAGTCGAAGGCCTTGGCGTCGTAGAGGTCGAGCACAGCCGTGTGATCCAGTTCGACCTTGAGCGCTGCTGCTGCGGACTTGGTAGCGTCAAGAATCTCGCGGCGACGGAGGCTAGCGGAGACCTCATCAAGCTTGGCCTGGGTTTCTTCAGCCTTCTTGTTAGCGCGCTCGATCTCGGTAAGATTTGCCTGTTCGCGTTCCTTCTCAAGGCGCTCGAAATCAGCGACCTTGCCAGCGAGTTCTTCGCGTTCGCGTTCGAGGGCAGCCAGGCGATCGTCAGCAGCCGGCGGGTCCGCCTTGGGGGGCGGATCGGCTTTCGGGGGATCTGCAGGCGGTGGAGTGGCCGGATCGGCCGGGGGCGTCGGATTGGGGTTTTCGTTGCTCACGAGCACAATTCTGGCTTGTGAACGCTATGGCCGCGAGAAACGGCAATAAAACGGCGGAGAAACGGCGGGGATATTTTTCAGGGGCAATTAGAAACACACCCCGGCGCGCGGGGTGTGTGAAGTTTCCGACTTGAAAGAGAGGGCTTAAATCGCGATCGCGTCGCCGTCGCTTTCGCCACGTGCCATCGATAGCATTTCACGTGCTCCGAGATCATCAAGGCCGTGGAGTAGGCACAGGATTTCGACAGCTTCCGAATCTGAAAATTCTCTAAGCTGGAGTGTGACCTCGCGTCCAGCCAGCAGCTCTTCAAGCCTGGCTGCCACCTCGGGAGGAAGCTCTAAGATGTCATCGTCGTTTATTTTAGCCATCCACGTTTCCTGAAAAGATTGTCGAATGCCTCGGCAATCTTTTCGAAGTCCTTATGATCCCAATGCCGGGGGTAGAGCGAGTATCTGTCTTTCTGCAAAACAGTTTCCAAATCAGTTTTTATTTTAACATTGTTGCCACGCGTCGCGATATATTGAGCATACGAACGCGCGAAGATTTCCTGTCTGCGTAGCAGATACTCCACGTGCTGAGAGTCAATCGGCATCGTGACCAGGGTTCCCGACGGCGTTTTTCGTAGCACGGTCTTTTTCCCCAGGCGAGAGTTGAGTTTACGAATAGGTTCTGATGCATCAACCGCCTTGCGCCACTCGTCGAGTTCCGCATCGTGAAGAGAGGCATATCGACCAGCCTGGGTGCCCAGTCCCTGGTGGTCGATGAAGTGGCCAATCTCGTGAGCAGTTGTGAGGCGTGGCCAGGGGCCATTTTGGGTAACCTCTACCCTAATAGGTTTGCCGTTTTGACTGTTGTAAGCAAAAGCACCGTGGCGAGTTTTCGTTGCGCTGCCTTGCAAAGGAATCACCGGCAGCGGATCCACGGTGTGAATACTATCGATCGTGGCCAGAGCATCTGATACCTCGCCGCGTAGCTTCCCTGTGGCGCGCATCTGTAACGAATCAGATATCGGGCCTGGCCCATGAGGCGTAGAGGCCTGGGCCGGCAGTATCTTCTTCACAGCAGCGGTTACCCGCTGGCGGAACGTATCTGCTTCGCTTCCCAGCACGTCGGTGAGGGTAAGCTCCGTGACCATGCCGCCCCACACCGGATCGTGTTCATGCCCGAGGAAATCCCCCAGCTTCACCGCGTCGGCTTTCCAGGCCTCATAACGCGCGCTTCCCAGCGTCCGGCGCTGGTTCTCTGGGTCCTGCCTCTTGAGCCATTCCTCACCGGTTTCCCACGGCTGCTCGATCTCTTCGATGCCGGGAAAGCCCAACTCCTCCCAACTCTTAGTTTCAGGCACTTCCACGCACCTGCAGTTCCAATGGCTCTCCATGCGTGTGCCAAGCGGGTGAAACGTCCCGTGTTTGGCCAGGCACGCCAGGCATGTGTCGAAGGACAGAGAGGCGAACCAGCGCCAGCCCTTGATTACCTCCGCATTTTCTTCCAGGGCCAGGCGCTGACCCTCACGGTAGGCCTGCATCTCGGCCGTGCGCTGCACGGTGAGGAACCGGCCCAGGTTGCCGCCCAGCTCGTCTTGCACCAGGCTGGCGATATCGTCCGGATGCATGCCCCGGGCGGTGCCCACGAGTATGGCTTGCTTCACCTTCTCAATGCCGTGTGGCACCAGCTTTTGAAGCATCTCATCGAGCGGCGTGCCGGTCTCGGTGAAGCCCGCAAGCTGCTCCAGTGTTTCAGTGGGTAGCTTTTGCCAGGTGTAAGTATCAAACCCCTTGGGCGGATCCCCCAGCTGCTGCATGACCAGCCCGGCCGAATGCTCTTGAGCGAGCTGAGCCAAGGCCACCTGGCGTTCGGATATCTCGCCTGCGGCAAAGGCTGCATACTTCTCCAACTCGTCGCTGAGCTGCTTGATAACATTGCCCAGGCGACCGGCCGCGAATTCCGCTTCGGCCTTGAGCGGGGAATCGATCTGCGCCAGCGCGAATTCCAACTGGTCGCGCTGGCGCTCATACATTTCGAGATAGGCCGCCGTCATGCGCGCAGCGGCCTGTGCCTCGCCTGCCAGCAGGCGAGCTTTAAAATCTTTGGCCAGGTCGAAGATGGTCATTAATGGCGGGGCGTGAGACGGCTTTTAACCCAATCCCACACGCAGAACAGGCCGAAGCCTACGAAAAAATAGAGGAGGGCTGCTTCATTGGTCATCAGACTTGCCCCCTGTTGAAGAGCTGGCCGAACTGAGTGCCAGCCGTCGCCTGCTCCTCGGCTTTCTCCCCCTCCATCTCGGCGATCTTGTCGTCGTCGTAATCGAGCTCGCGCTGCGACTGTTTTTTCGAGACTCCTATTTGCTGCTTGAGCAGCTGGATCTGCACGCGCTTCTCTTCGACGGCCAAGTCCTTTAGCTCTTCATCAGCTCCGCGCACGTCGAACGATTCCCACTGCGCATCGAGCAGAATCGATTCGTCGAACTGCTCCTTCCCAAACGCGCTTTCGAGCCGACGCGCGATCGCGAACATGTCCTCGTAAGCGCTGCCGAAATTCCCAGCCCGTCGGCGGACCTTGGCCAGGAGCGGTTCGGCCTGCTGCTTGAGCGTGCCCTCAGCGGCCACCTGACGTGTCATTAGCAAGCGCGAGGCGGGTGTATCGGTGATAGACGCGACCTTGAAGATCAAACCGTCTAGTACCTCGCTAACCGGCCTGGGGTCAGTGCCCTCGATCGGCTCAGCCAGGAACTTATCCTTGTCCACACTGGCGTCACCGATCCAAGTGCCAGGCTCGATCGTGAGCGGCTTGCCATTGGCCTTGCCTCCCTCGGTCGGGCTCCATCCTGCATAGAGCCAAATCCGAAAGGCGGCCACGTCGCAAATACGCAGGAGATCGAGCAGCCCTTTATTCACGGCGCGCAGCATGACCCAGGCGCGCTTCGATTCCGGCTGCCGGTCGGGGTTCTGGAACGCCACCACGGGGATGCCCAGGGGCTCACCGGTTACAGGATGGACCCACGGCGTGTCAGTCAGGACATGCCAGCCGGTCCCGGTGCGGTGATAGGTGACAATCCGCTCCGGGTAGTACAACGCGATGCGCTTCTCGCCCTTGCCGTCATCGAGCAGCTCCGTCCACCGCTGCACAGCCAGGCGAGGCTTGGCGTTAGCGTTATTATTGGGATAGATGAAGAAAACGCCCTCGCCATCACCCTGACCGCCACGGCAAACGGTCTGCGGGTCGGTGTAGCGCTGGTGCGGGGTGAAACGGACACGCTTGTTCTCGTTGTCGAAATCGACGATTACGAAGTACTCGCCATCGCGCACAGCCGCCTCGTGGATGTCGGCCTGCTTGAACGCCAGGCGGGATCCACGCCAGATGCGTTTGATCCACTTCTCCTGGGCTTCCTTCTCGCTCTGGGTGGCATCGTCGTCGCAGGTGAGCGGCTGATCGTCTTCCAGCAGCAGGCGCTCGGAAACGGCCAACGTGATCGACGCCGCGATATTGAGCGAGAACTCGTCATCATCGACGCAGAGGAAATCGCGCAAGCGTTTGTTCAGTTTGCTGTTCTGCGCGCCGTCGTGGAAGTTGCGCGCCTTGATCACGTCCGCCTGGCGCCTTTTTTCTTTCTTGCTCGGGTTTAGGATCGGCTTGAGTTCCTCGGGCATCGTAAGGGCGTCAACGCCCCGCGTGGTGGCTGTATTCATGGTTTTAGCTACTCCTACTGCTGCGTTCGCTACGGCCTGGCCTGTGGCCTTTGCTGCGCCAAAAATCCGGCGCTTTATGGTGTCAATAATTGTCATGAGAAGTCGTTCGCCTCCATCGATCGTGCTCCGCCCCGCCGGCGTTTCGCGACCAGTAGGCCAAAGCCGGCGGCGTCGTAAGCGTCGTCGCCATTTTTGCCATCTGCGTCGATATCCATTTTCAGTACCTTCTCCGGGTAGTGGGGGTCATGCTGCAGGGTCGGTATCGTTTCGATCAGCATGGGGCACGTGTCGAAGACATGAAGCGTCGGCAAGATCGGCTTTGGTTTCCCTGTCACCGGATCTACGGCGTCCACGTCGCCCAAGCGGGAAAGCATCTCGGCCCCGCGTTCTTCGCGCGAGAGGTTGGCGCGCTTGAAGGTAAAGCCTTCCTGTTTCCACTTATCGACAACGGCTTCGCCGTCGCTCTCAGTGTTGAAGGCATCGCCGCCGGCAACTAGGACTTCGAGGCGCTCCTTTTTTATCGACAGGCGCTCCAGGAGACCAGCATAGCCTTCGGCCAGCCGTGGCACCAACGTGCGCTGGGCGGCATACTCGCCGATGATATAAACCTGGTTCTCATCGTCCTGGGCGAAGACATACATCATGTTCCAGTGGGCGAAACCTACGTCCATGCTGCCCCAAACACGCCAGTGTCCAGGAATCGCAAACGGCTTTATCACATGCGTATCGTGCCGCCAGTTCGTGAAATATTGGCCTGCGGCAATATCCCAATCGCCCTCAAGCCAGGCACGGCGTTGCCAGCCGGACATGTCTTCAAGCGTGCTGCGATACTCCTTGTTCACGAAGGCATTGTCGTAAACCGTCGCCGGAATGAAGCGCGTGTTGGTCTCTTCGTCTTTGCGATGCGGATCCACGATCATTTCCTTAAACCAGGCGTGGCCAAGGTTGCCGGGGTTGGTCGTGAGATACATACGCGGTCGCCAGCCGGGCTTCGACGTGCGCAAGCAGGTGCGGATCATCTTCACCTTCGAACGCGTCAGCGTGGTGGCTTCCTCGACCAGGATTACGTCGTATTCAAGACCGAGATACTTGTCGACGTCCTTCTCATCTTTGAAATGTCCCAGGACTCCGCGCGAACCATTGGGCAGCTTTAGCCAGCCCTGCGCGTTGTATTCATGCGGTACGCGCGCCAGCACCGAACGGCGCAAGTCCTGGAACGCTTCTTTGTTCGATACACCGACCTTGCGTAGCAGCAGGAATTTCAGCCCGGGGAATCGCTGGCAATCATCCACGACCAGCTGGGCAAGCCCCCAGTGCGATTTGCCACCACCACGGGCACCACCGTAGCCAATCACGTCCGGGCCACCATCGAGGTCCGCCTGGCGGGCTGCAACGCTTGCTTTCCACTGCTGGGGCTGGAGAATGATTCCGGCCTGCAGGAAGCGATAAAGCTGCCCGCAGACAACGCCGGCGTTTTTTGCAGCCCAGACGAAGCGTTCTATTTCGGCCGGAGTGGCCGCGCGGCGTGCATGCCGGATTTTAGCCAACGTCTTCGCTATCATCTGCACCCACCTCCGACGGCGTCATTTCCGCTTTGGCTTTGTCCAGTTCTTCCTGGCCGTAGACCTTCGCTATCGACTCTTCGAGGGCCACGGAAAGCGGCACTGGGCCACCGCCCATGCCGCCCAGCTCTCGCTTGTTGGTGAACGCCCCGCCGACGTCCTTGGCTGCTTGCTCCAGGATCGACGCCGCAAGCGCGTAGTTGCGCATGCCCATCGCGCGGTGACACATCTGCTGCAAAAGGGTGAGGCGATAAGCCAAGTGGGAAACGCCGATTGAGCTGGTATCCTTGATGAACTGCTCCCGCGTCTTGTGGAAGAGATCAACCCACCGCGCCGCGATTTGAGGGGAGTCCGGTAAGTAATTCCAGACCTGCTGGCGCGACACCTCGATGTCGTATTTTTCCTTGACACTCTCGACCACATCAGACGGACGCAGAAAGCGCGCAAGTTCTTGCACGATAAAAGTTTTCTGGGCTTCGGTGAGGGTGGCCATAGTCGTTAGAAACCGGCAAAATCGTCAAGGAGTACGTCGTGGTCATTATCCACGGCAGGTGCCGCACACACGGGAAACATCGGCAGCGCCGATCAGGGGAGGGAGAGCCGCCGCTGCAACCAGCTGGGCCGTCCGGCCGGCCGCTGCTCCGGCGCCGTAGCGCTGCACCACGCCCACAAACTCCTCCACGTCGTGGCCACGGATACCAAAGCACGGGTTTCCGTCCTTCGTAAATTTCGGTTGGCCAAACTCATCCATTTTTTGCGCGCAGTGGTAAAGCTCGTGTTCGCACAACGCGCACCAGGTCGCATCGTCCATTCTTTCGGCGATGCCGGCGGAAAACGTAATCACGAAATCCGGCTTACTTCCGAACCACTCGCAGAGCTGTTGCTCGTGTCGCGCCTTCGGCCACGGGCCGCCCTGGGCGAACGGGATCTCACTGGTGGCGGCCACCACGTTCATTTGCCGGGAATTGGCTACGTTCGTCCACAGGCAGCCGATATGCGCGAACTCCAGGTGAGCATGGTCAGGGTTGAACATGCGGCCCGATCGGGAAATAAAAACTTCCGTCAGCCAGGCCGCCAACTCGGGCGCGGGAATGAACAGGTCCCGTTCCAAGCCAAGGAGTTTCTCCGGAGGCTGTGGGCGAACCAGTGTCTTGAGTGGTGAAACTGTTAATGACATCGCTCTACAGCTCCCGTGAAGGCCTGCCCGGAGATCACAGCCTGTCCGGCCAGGATCGAATCAATGCGCGTGGCCGCGATCTGGAGATACTCCATTTCGCGATCGACGCCGATAAACCGTCGGTCATGCTTTACAGCCGCCACGCCGGTAGAGCCGCTGCCCATGAACGGATCGAGAATCAGATCGCCTACGTTGGAATAAGTCAGCACAAGCCACTCCATCAGATCCAGGGGCTTTTGCGTGGGATGTTGCGCCTTGCCTTCTTTTGCAAAGTGCAACACGGTGCGCGGGAAGCGCGCACCTGTTGGGTTATCCGTCGGCTTTAGCACTGTCGACGAAGAATAGTGCCCGGGCATCTTAGCGCCTTTACTCGCCTTGTAGGGCTTCCCTTGAGTTTTCTGAGGGTTGTATGTGGAGCCTATAAACTTATCGGCCGTAAAAACGATCACGTTCTCATGACTGGTGAGCGGTCGCCGATTAGCGTTGAGAAATCCCGTTGCGTTCGACTTCTCCCAAATAAGCTCATAACGAAACTTTTTTCGGTTCGAGTTGATCAGCGTGGTAGTGAACGGCTGAGCCGAGAAAAGCGCGATCACCGCCAGCGGTTTACATATCCGTTCGGCTTCTTTCCAAAAGAGTTCCCATGCAACAGGCTGATCCCAGGGCAACGCGGTCGTGGCGTATGGCGGGTCGGCAATAAGTGCGTCAATAGAATGCGGCCGTTGGCGGCGCATCACGGATAAAAAATCACTTTGGTGCAGCTGGCAATTAATCATGAAATCAAATAATTCAGTCGTTCGCGCTCTTCGTCCGGCATATGCCGCACGTCTTCCAAATCCGCAAACCCATTCAAATACTGGAAACGCAGCTTCAATATCGCGTGATCGAAATTCACTCCGAAGCTGTAATAACGTTGTTTCCAACTATCGACGACGCCTTCTTCGGTGCAGGGGTAAACAACGATGTGCTGCCCCTGCATCATGCCGTGATCATCGTGCCGATAGCCAGCAGGCGCGACAATCGGTGCAAAAACTCGAAAGGCGAGGCCGTAATCGTCGTCTCCTAAGTTGACAACGGTCACAGCACTCGCCTGCTCTAAAAGAAGGAGGGGGTCTGTTTCAAAGTCAGGCATCTTTGAGTTGCTTGACCAGGCCAACAATCACATCGATCTGGGTGCGCAGGCTGAGGTGCCACCCCGCAATGATCGGATCTTCCTTGAACCGTTCAAATGCAGCCTTAACGCCCGGATCGTCATCGACCAGCGAAGCCGTCTTGTAGAGGTTCTGTGCCAGCACGATGATCTGAGGGACTACGATGAGGTAAGTCAATACTTTTCCCATAGGGTTCTGTCTCCTTTTTGGCGGCTTTCAGCCAGCCGTATTTTGTAAATAGTTCGTCCATTACCCGCTCGACCGGCTTGAAATCGTCGGCATACCAGCCACCATTCCACGGCCAATCGCTCTGTGTGTAGGTGGCCAAGTCGGCCAGGATTTCTGGATCACCTGACTTCCTGGCCACGTAGTAACAGAACGCCCGGGCGAACATTTCGTCGGGGCCGGTGACGTATTTCAGATAAGCTTCACGAGAACTACCCTTGACCGTGTTCGGGCTTTTGATCAGCTGCTGCAGCCCCGCCCAGGTCTTGGTTTTCTTGATGGCCGCATGCCACGCGATGAGAGCCGGCGCGTTGGCCTCCGATGCGAAGGCAACAGGGGAAGCCCCCGACACCAGGCGCGGGGCCAATACCTGGTTATCGAACCAGTGGCCTGCTTCATGGAATGTAATAAGCGCAGCATAGCTGCTCACCTGGGGCCGGTTATTAATGCGGATAATGCCAAGATACGGATTGAAACTGCCGTGCATGCGATCGGGCATATCCGGTAGCGTCAAGCTCACCGGCGCTGCACCGGCCGGAAATACAAATACTCGCTCCAGCACGGCTTTGGCGCGCCGCACGTCGGCCTGGCGGCCGCGCAGCACGGCAATCGCCTGGTCCACGCTGCGATCGGTATCGTCGTTGATCTGCGCCATCGCTGGCGCGCAGATCAACAGGGTGAATACAACGAGTAGTTTATTACGCATGATTAAGTCCGTTGCACGGCAGCGAGGATCTGGGCCATGCTGGCGTGCATTTCGCGGCACAGCCCAGCCAGGCGGTTTCGGTTCTCTTCGAGCAGCTCGATGTATTTATCCTTGAGCTGCTCATGATCGGCTTTGAGGTCCTTGTGGTCGGCCTTGACCTTGGTGATCTCCTCGCGTATCTCAGCCTCTACACGGTCTGCACGTTCTTTTTCAGCCTTGCGTGCCTCCGCTTCCTGTTCCGCGCGAACCCGATAGGCCTCCGCGTTTTGGCGCAGCACGGCTTTGGGAACCGCGATGCCCACGCCGATCATGAGGATGAATAGGCCAACCAGCGAGCACGCTAAGGTAATGGGTTCAATGGTCATTAGCTTTTGATGAACAGGTAAGTGCGCGGGTCGTTCTTATCAGCCAGGTGGTCACCATAGGCGAATGGCGTGCGGTTAATCAGGGCGAGGTATTCAACGACCTTAACCTCGCCGGTGGCTGCTAAGACAGTGCTGCGCGCTTCGCGAGACAACTCTTTGGCGTTCGCGCGCCAACGGCCGTCGCGCAGGGTCGCGGTTACCTCTACGTATTTGAGTGCGCCCTTCACATTCACAGCCAGGATAAGGCGGGGCTTTTTGGCAGGCTTGAGATATCCCGCCGGCAACGGCAATCGGCCCAGCACATCGAAGGCGCCATACTCGGCCAAGGTCCTGTAGCCCTTAGCCCCCTGCACACGGCCAATGCTCGTCGAGGAATTTTCGGCTACTCGGTCATTGCCAACATAAATACCAACATGGCCAAAGCCGCCGGCCGCATTCCGTTTGAAGAGGATATCTCCGACCTGGATCACGCCGCCGAGCGCACTCTTCTCGGCCGGCCAGTAGTAGCCATAAGCCGAGTCGAGGAACAGGTTTGCTGAAATCTTGGCGGTGGCGCCGAAGAGGTGGGAGTATTTCTTCCCGTGAGTGGCTTCGACCACCTGGCGCACAAAGCGGCTGCAATAACCGCTCTGCAGCTCGAAGTTACGATCGGTGATAGCACGCTTTGCGGTGTCGCTTTCCGCGATCGAAAAGCGGTTATAGCCCAGGGCATCGATTGCTTCCTGTATCTCGGCCGGTGGGATCTCTTCGACTTCACCAGCACGCTGGGTCGCCAGCAGCGCTTCGCGCTCCAACTCAACCAGACGGTTCTGGTGCTGCACCTGGCTCTGGTAGAGCGGCATGCACGCGGCAAAGATAATCGCCAGCGGCAATAGGATGTTGTAGGTGATCAGCTTGACGGTGGGGTGATTGGGGTCGAAAAGTTTCATGGCACGCTCGAAATGAGCGATGCCTGGCTATTCCGCTTCATGATGCGCGGGGCGCGCGGTGCGGTCACCAGGCCATCGCGATAAGCATTCAACCGCGATATGGCCGTGCGAGCGAGAAACGGCGGGGAAGTGGCGGGAAAACGGCGGGGTTTTTCAGGTGGCGTACATGCGACGCACGTTATTGCCTGCCCTGGCTGCTAGTCTAATAACTCGTTGGGCTTCGGTAAGGGTGAGACGCCAATGGCCTTCGTGGCCTGGCCAAATTTGTCGGCAATAATCCCGAACCTGGCGTTCTTTCAGTCCAAGTAGCGGAGCTATTTCGCTCACCTCATACCACTCGTCATCATGGCGTGGAGGGAGCTTTCCTGAGATCTGTTCCCAGAGCGGAATTGATGGGGAAGTCGTTGCAGAAGGGTTGCTCATAGCTGATTAATAATTTAAAAATCACGCTTTGGTAAAACGGATGCGACATCACCTGTCGTTGCAATTATTGCATCTTTAACAACTAAAGTTATCAAACGGCACTAAAACGGCACCCTTACGGCGGGGTAAAATCGGTTTTCGGGTGCTGCCCATTAAAACGCCAGGCAAATTAAGGTAAAAATATCCGTGCCGGTGTGACCAACCGGCACGGCCTTTTTGTTACGGTGACGTTCCCGCGCCCCGTGACTTAGCCGACTCTGTGTAGGAGAGTGGCGTGTTGAGTATTTTATCAAATTCCGACGAAGTAGAAATCTATGACGGCGAAATTGTCCCCGGGGACAATTTTCAAATACTGACGTTGCCGGAGATTGTTCCGGTCAACGCGCCGCCGCCGTCTCGACACGCACCCTCTGTCTACATCTCCGGCCTCCCATCGCAAAACTCGAAGCGCACCATGCGCGCTGCGATTCGACACATCGCAGACATCGTAGCAGAGCTGTCAGGAAACCCCGCCTGCAACGCAATGACGCTCCCCTGGGGCGAGTTACGCTATGAGCATACGGCAGCGATACTGGCGGAACTGATCGATTCTGGCGCGGCACCGGCTACCATTAAGCACAAAGTCTCGGCGCTAAAAGGTGTCCTCAAAGCCGCCTGGCGCCTGGGCCAGATCAGCTATGAAGATTTTCACCGCGCCACCGACCTGGCGACTGTGAAAGGATCCACCGTGCTGGCTGGCCGCCTGGTTAATCAAGGTGAAATACGAACGCTGATAGATGCATGCACGGCCGATCCCACGCCACTGGGCGCGCGCGACACCGCAATATTGGGCTGTCTATTTGGTGCCGGGCTTCGGCGCGCTGAAGTGGTCGGTTTGGATGTCGCCGACTTCACAGAGGAAGCAGGCGCGTTGCGGGTGCGTCATGGCAAGGGCAACAAGCAGCGCATTAACTACGTGAAGGGCGGCGCTCTAGATGCCATTGGCTACTGGCTGGAGAAAAGAGGCGAGGATCCAGGCCCACTTTTTCTTCCCATGAATCGCTCCGGGAATTTCGTGAGGAAGGGCAGCCAGATCTTAATGCGACGACTCGATAGCCAGGCTGTGATGGACATGCTCCTAAAGCGTTCTTTGCAGGCCGGTATCAAGCGGCTCTCTCCTCACGATGCCCGCCGAACCTATATCACGAACCTCTTGGACAATGGCATCGACCTCAAGACCGCCAGCAACATGGTTGGCCACGCGGACGTCAAAACGACTGCCGCCTATGATCGGCGCGGCGAAGATGCCAAGTCGGCGGCAGCTGAGGCGCTGCATTTCCCGTTCTCTCGGCCCTATGTAGCACCGCCGGATCTGCCAGAGAAGGCCAAGATCCGGCGGCGCAGGCGTTCAGAGACTCAGGAGTTTTAGCGAAACAGCCCCGGTCAATTGACCGGGGCTGTTCTGTTACCACTCAAACTAAAATCAGTAGCTTAATGAAGCCTAAGAGCATAGCCCAACCAAGGAATACTACGCCAAGAAATTTTATTAAGCCCATTTCACCAACTCCATTTCTGCCATGCCATCCGGGTAGGTTTTTTCGAAGAACTCGAAAAACTCAGCGGCCGACGTAAAACCATCATGATAGGCGAGTTCCCGGATTTCTCTGAAAGCCAACTCCTTGCCGCCCAGAATGACCCGGCCTTTTACGACCTGCACCGGAATCACATCCGTGCAGGTCGTAAGTTTAAGCAGACGGCAGTTCGACGTACGCATTCCTGCGTAAAGAAAGAGCACGTCACCAGGCACTGTGGGGCGTTTGCGCCTTGGCCGGATGGTGTGATTCTTGTAGCCACGTTCAACGGCCGTTGCAAATTGTTTTTTGAAGTTATAGGCAGGCATAATTATTTCTTACTTTTGCGTTTCCTTTGCTTCAAGACCAACAGGGGCACCACGATTGGCCAAACGAACGCCAGGGCCGAAAGCCAAAAGATCCAGGACGCATCAATAGCACGGCCATTCCGGAGCCTAAATGACACCATCTGAGAACCTATATAAAACATTCCCCCGACGTGGATTCCGACAAGGAGAATAAGTAGTTGGGTATTCAATAGATTTCCTTTGCCCACTTAGGGGGTTGACTTAGAGGGCAGCACCCCCTAAGTCGTTGGTCTATAAAAGATACATTATCGTTATGAACCGTCTTTCTTGCTCAAAGGTGGCCAGAAGTCAGGCCACTCATCTTCCCAACTTCTTCCCATGGTCGATGGCATGCCATCGGGAAAGATGTTGCCCTTTAAGCACCAGGTGCATATATCATCACGAGTAAAGCTATCGGGAGGATAGATCACACCAGATTGCGACAGGGGTTTTGGCATCTTCCTCAGGGACCACCAAATAGCTCCGGGCATGAGAGTCCACGGCACCCGCTCTCTGTCATGCTCAAAGGCTGCTGTGGTGCCGTCAGGGAGTGTGATTTCTTTGACGACATGACCATAATCAATATCCAACCCCTGCCACCGTGAGAGCAGCCACCCGGCTACAAGTGCAGAATCGTCATATCTCACAGTGTTTTCCCACACCCATGCCGCGCCGTTTGTATCTTCCGCTTCCCATTTTGCAACTCGTTTTTGTTCGCAGATGATAATAGGGTGAAAGGGGGCATTGTGATATGACGGTCGTGGCCCTCTTTTAATCAGGTAGAGATTCATGCGAATTTCCCCTTAACGCGCGGTCGCAATCGACGCCCGACGCGAGAATTCCAAAATCTGCATTCAACCATTACCCATTTATGAGGTAGGCTCCTGCGCATTTCACCGCACAGCGTTACGCGTTCTCCATTGCTATTAGTGACAGTGGTTCGGTCAATCGCACAAGCAACTTCCGACCATAGCCCCTCAGGGGTTTTAGTTGCGCGCTTCCAATAGACTTCGCGGCCACGCCACCTTTGCTGCCATATCGCCAGTGTTATCAGGAAAGGGCACACGTATTGTTGAGGCATACCCTCCCGGTTCAATACCCACCATAAATCAGGGAGACGTTCGGCCTTCTTTTCTTCTTTGGTCATTAATCTCATTTCAAATTCCTTTGCTAATGCAAACGCCACATTATCGTTAGCTGGTCTAAAATCGGGTGATTTGACGAACGCGAATTGCGATGTCAGAACAGAATTCTTTCACCGTGACGGCGCACTTAGTGCTTCCCGCTTCGATGCCAAATTTCGTCTCGACTTCGTAAGTGCCAGGTTCCAGCACAGTATCTTCCTTCCCTTTAACATCAATCCAATTGCCGTTCTTCTCCAGGCGATTCAAACGGTCGATTTCGGCGGCAATAAGGGCACCGGCTTTGACGAGATCGCGCCTTCGATTATCAGGCGATGTCTTGAACCACGAATAATCCCATGGCCACAATGCGCTCACTATGGAGTAGGAGCAATTTATACTTGCGTCGTATCCCAAGTGTTCGCAATCTCGACCAAGTGCATAACAAGCGGCCGCCTGCGCCATTTCTCCGCATACATGCTGGTCGTCATGCTCTGGCGTCCAGCCTTCCACGGCAATCTGCCTCGCACGTTCAGCAGCGATCCGTTCAATTCCTGTTTGTGTTTTCATTATGTGTTTACTACTTGGGCGAAGGGACTCGACACATTCTTCCCAGGTTTTCCAATGTGCTACCTGAGGCAAGCAATGAAAGACATTCTCGCGTGGCCCTACAATGTGGCAAGACATATCGTGGGCAAGAGCAATTCCGAACTCCACGTGCCTACCGCCTCGGCTGTTCGTTGACCGAGGCTCTTCTGTGAACGAAATGCACATGTCGGCTGCCATTAGGTCGCTAAAATCTTCGGTGGCAAAGCGAGTGCGCTCTACCGCCCTGGCTTCTGCGGACAAACCCTCGTCACTGATTTGATGGTCACCTTTAATCCATCGGCTCGTGACGACATGCCCCATGCTTTCGAGTTCAACAGCGATACGCTGCATTTCCAGGTAACGACTGTAGCGTGATGCTAAATAAATTTTCATTTCTAATCTCCTTTTTGCTAATGCAAACAAACACTATCGAGAGCTTTGCGACTGGTCGATTGCTTTAGCCATACGCTCAACAGATTGATCGAGTTGAAGCAATCGCTCTTGTGGAATAACACCAGGCAAATTAAGCCTGGCGATTCTTTCCCGTTCGGCAAGATAAAGAGCACCCGCTTTGACGTAATTGCGAATGATTCCACAATAGCTATTAGAAGCAGGTTTCCACCACGCCCAATCCCACGGCCATGCTGCACAAATAAACGACGGGGCGACCACATTGCTAACCTGGCACGTAGCGTAAGCTTCGTAGCAGAAAGCTGCATTCGCTAACTGCCCTGCTGTATGCTCGTCATCGTGCTCAGGCGTCCAGCCCTCGACTTCAATCTGCCGCGTGCGCTCAGCGACAATTAATTCATTTCCTGTTTGTGTTTCCATAATTGCCTTTTTAAAAGCGAGGGCGCGGCCATCCCGCCAAGGATTGAAGTGATCCCGCACTTGCAACCGCGCCCCCTATCTCACAACTCTAAAATCTCGATCCGATGCACCGCGAACATCAGATTACGGCGCAGTGGGTAATCACGCACCTTGCGCGTGCCTGTGCTCTTGGCATCGCAGACGTAAAACTTCCCCGCCTGCAGGGCGACCGGGCCGCCGATCGTTTGAATCACGAATTCGCGCACAACTTCAAAGGATGCGTCGGCGGTGTAATCCCCTACCCTCACGCCCTTAACGTCCAGGGCATATTTCAATTCACGCTTGTCGAGCTTGAGATCCTTAATCACGCCGCTGTTGCGCAGAATGATTAATTTGCCGGCCCAGGTCGCTTCGTGCTTTGAATCGAACTTACCATTCTCGTTGACGACCTTGACGGCGTGAAATTTGTCACCGTTCTTTGTCGCTGGAGCCGAAGGAATCAACAAGCGCCGGGCTTCTTCCGTGGATACAGAATTTGCAATTCTCATTTCAAATCAAAAAATGCCGCAGCTTGGTCGGCGGCCCAACTCATTCATCAACGCAACCCGTCGCCGGATTTCCTGGTCTACTGTGGCCCCAGGCGGTGCAGGAAATGCTTTATTCAACTTCGCCTTTGCCCTGGCCTTGCGCTTTGCGTCACGCGCTGCCTGGTCTGCGATTCGCTGGGAACGCAACCGCTCAGAACGTGCGCGCATTTCCTCGATCGACAACGACTTTGCCCGCGCGCGCCTGCGCCTCGAATACTCGCGAGACTGGGCACGCTGCCGGGCGTCGCGCTGTTGAGGAGTCAGTAACTTGAACCCTGCGCGAGAGATTTTCTTAGGCGTGCCATCAGCATTCTGCCAGGCAGGATCGAACCGATAATGCACGTTAGCGCGAACCATATCTTCAAATTTGCCCACTATCTTTTCCTCCCCGTTCTGACAGTTCTGACAAATCTGACACGATGTTTTATGTGTTTACAATTAGTAATTACGTGTCAGAATTGTCAGATTTGTCAGAATACCTTGATTAATCTTCTTTCGGCTGACTTAAATCAGCTCCCGAAACCAGGTCTGCACCCGTTAAGTAATGAACCGGAATACGATAATGCCCGCGCGAGGGACGCGTAACCTCTCCATCCTTTTCCATGCGCCTGAGCGTTTGATTCACCGTATTGACAGGCAGATCGGCGTCCTCTGCTATCTCTGCAGGTGTGAGGGTGCCGCCATCGGCTGTAAGAACATCACGAATTTTCTGTTTGGTGACGGATTCCTTAATTTCCTCAGCATCACCCAGCAACGTCCAGCTAAATACGTCGGCGCTCCATCTCAACGCCTTTTCCTCATCGCCAACATCGCGGCCGCTAATGTGCAAAGTGGCTTCGGTATCGGCGCGCTTACGTTCGAGCACCCAGGTGCCGTCAGCCGTGCCCGCCACGCCGACCGAACCGGAAAGCGCTTCAACAACGTCGTCACATTCGCGCTTTGAAAGGTGATGGAGAACCAGAATGCAGATGCCTCTCTCGTCGGCGATTTTCTTCATTGCGGAAAGTGCGGCGTAGTCTTCACCGTAAATGTCACCGCCTTTGCTCCTGGGTGGCCGGAACTTTTGCAGAATGTCGATGACAACCAGCCGGGCGCGGGAATGAAGGCTAAGCCATTGCTCGATGCGTTCCAGGCCGCCCTCGCCTTGCTTTGGCCACTCGATCTGATAATACAGATCGCCGGGTGCAGGTTCTCCCTGCAGCACTTTGCGCTGTCGATCCTGCAGACGGTAGAACGTGTCTTCCAAGGCCAGATAGAGAACCTCGCCCTGGTTGACTTCGACCTCGCCCAGGAACGTGCCGCCGGTGGCCACACTAAGCGCAAGCGATTGAGCCAACCAGGATTTACCCATTTTAATCTTGCCGCCGAAGATAAATAACCCCGCGGGCAATAGGCCTGGCACGATCCATTTAGGTTCGGGAAATTCCATCTGGTCGAGGTCAGCGGCGCAGATCGTATCAGGGCGGCCACCACCCGCACGCAGCTTATTGCCTGCAGTTTCGAGCATCGATCGTGCGATACTCAGAATAGATTCGGCCTCTGGCTGGTCGCCGGTTACGGCAAACCGGATGTGCTCTGAGGCAGTGAGCAGCTGACGCAGCGCACGCTTTTCTACAACGATCTGAGCGTAACTTTCAATGCTGGCAGCCGAGGGGCAGGCTTGTTCCAATGCCATGAGGTAAGCGACCCCACCAGCCTCTTCCAGTTCATTGCGCCGCCGCAATTCTTCGACCACAGTAATGACATCGACCGGTATTTCACGAAGGAAGAGATCGCCGATAACATTAAAAATTTTCCGGTGTATCGGACGGTAGAAGTCGTCGGCGGCCAATGCCGAAGCTGCTTTAGCGATGGCGTCTTGCTCCATCATCATCGCGCCCAGGGTGCTTTGCTCAGCTTCCAACGATTGTGGCATAACGAAGTCGCGTCGTTGAGTTTGTGATTGTGAGTTCATAATTAAAGGGTGTGGCCTGATTTAATCTTCGTTATTGACGCCTAATACACCGAGCAACCACTCAGTGCTATCGGGCGTTCCCCAGTCATATTCAGCGACTTTGTTCAGTTCATCGCGCAACATAATTTCGATTGCAAATCGTGGGAGGTCCAGAACTGCATAGAGCAAGTCGAGACGTTGAGCATCGCTGGTATCACGGTTGGCGAAGAGTTCGGCATCGAAATCAATTCCGAGCCGCTGAGCTGCTGAGGATAAATCTTCCTCATCGACTCTTTCAAACTTGGAGAGTAAGAGCACCGGTAAAATCACTGCAGTCAATAGCGCAGCCACGTAGCCTACCTCGGCACGCTCATCAAGTACAGGAAAAATCATATCTGTAAGCTTTGCGGCTTTAGCCTGACGGGCTTCTTTCTTGGACTCTGCCTCCGCCTTCTGCAATTCTTTCAGTCGCTCAGGATTGAGACATATTTGATAGACGTGCTCAGAACTCTCAGTATGCTTAGCCTGTGCCCGGCACTCACACTGCGCATTGCAAGTGCTGGGGCAACTGTGGTCGTAGATATGTTGGTATTGGGTAAAGTTCAGGTCGCTGAATAAAATAATTTCGCCAGCTTTTGCCTTCGCCATTGCCTTGGCCAGCTTTTTAGCTTGCTCATCCTTACTGTTCTTCGCAGCTGCTTTGCTCTCTTCTTTTTCCTTCTGCTTCCACTGTTTGTGCAGTTTTTTGGCAAGTTCGACGTCGAGGCAGAGCAAGCCCGTCCTGTCTTTTTCCAAGCTACCCCGAACAATGACGTCAGGGTGCTCGAAGAGTAGATCGTCGTCTTTAACGAATGAGTATTGTTTGGTATCCAACGCCACCAACAGGCCGCGTTCTTCAAGGTCGTCGGCCACCTCATTGCATTCCATCCAACTAAGTTGAAAGTACAGGCCGCTTTCAACCAACTTGCTGGTGAGCTGCTTCTCAACGATGTGACCAGCAAAATAAGAAACGAAATCGGGGAATCTTTTATACTTGGCCAAAGCCCGGCCGTGCGATTCCGAAAGCTCCCCTTTAGCGATACGCTCCTGCACACTCACAGGCAAATCGAGTAACCGCAACCGGTTCGCGACCACTGGACGAGAAATACCGGCACGCTGAGCAATATAGTCCACCGACAAATTAAATTCGTCTTTCAGCCGCTTAATAGCGACCGCTTGCTCAATCACACTAATATCGTGCCGTTGCGCGTTTTCGACGAGTGCCATTTCCGCCATGGTCTGATCGTCAACCTTTCGCACCACAGCTTCGATGCTTGTAAGCCCGGCAAGCTGCGACGCCCGCCACCGGCGTTCACCGGCAATAAGCTGGTAGCCATCCACAGGATTGGGGCGCACCAATACCGGCTGTAGCACTCCGTGTTCACTGATCGAATCGGCCAATTCTTGCAGCTCCACTTCGGAAAACACTTTGCGGGGCTGATAGGGATTAGGTTCAATCTCATCGATGGGGATTAAAACAGCGACGGCTGTTTCGCGCGAAACACTTTCGGTCTTTTTGGCCGCCTTGGCTTTCGCCTCCACCCAACTTTCAAGAACGGCGCGAATATCATCGCGGCCACCGGCGATTTTTTCCGGTGTAGAACCTTGATTCAGCAATGCAATCGACTTGGCCAGGCAATGCTCACAGAGCGTCGCAGTGTCGCCTGGCTGAGGTTTCTCGCACGCCAGGCACGGCGTCATCGGTTCGGTGGTGGCTTTGCTCATAGATCCCCCTCAAACGGATCGCCCGTTTCCAGGCCGGCCTCAGCAATGAACTGGCTGGGCTGCTTCGCTTCCTCGCCGCGCCCCCACTGTTTGGAACGTACTTCAGAAAATGAAATAGTCAGCGTGTGCCGGGCGCGGGTCATGGCCACAAAAGCGAGTCGGCGATCCTCTTCAACGTTGCCAGCCTTGAGGCTGGCTTCTGATGGAAGAGTCTCTTGCTCGAATGCCGGGAGGAAAACATGATCCCACTCGCGACCCTTCGCCCCATGAATAGTGCAAACGGTAACACCTTCACCTTCAACCTTCGGCGCTGCATCATATTGCAGTGCTGCAACCAACTCAGGAAGGCGCGCGCCTTCTGGAAGCGCCGCGACGGCTGCTTCAACCCGCATGATCGATTCGCGGCTGATGCTTTTGCGTGCCAGGCACTCCGCTGCCATCTCTGGCGAAACTTTCTCGATCGCGGGAAGATGGAGCACAACGTCGTTGATCGGATTGTATTCCGTGAGCGCCTGCAGCTTAATGCGATCGGCAGCCTCGCGCCCTTCTGTTGCCACCAGCCAGGAATAAGCCAGGCGATCGTTTTCAGGGTCGCAGAGCAGCGAGAGCAACAACCGGGCTTTGTTCCAGTCCTTTGGATCGGCCGTGCCAACGATACGGGGCATCGGCACGCCATAGGCTTTCAGCCGTTCGCGGAAAAATTCGACGTGGGCGTTGTAGCGCACCAGAATGGCGACTTCGTTTTTATCGGGCAGCGCCATGATGCGTTTGGCCAGATACTCGGTTTCGTCCAATTCATAGGGAAACGAGACGACTTCCACTTTGCCAGGGTTTTCGCTCATACTCCGCGTCTGCTTATGCGTCCGATTCGTGTTGTGCTCAATGAGTCTCTGTGCAGCTTCGGTAATGGCCTGGTCGCTGCGATAATTATCTTCCAGGGCCAGAGTGTTAAATTCTTCGCGCTCACTCACATCGAGAATGCAGCGCACATCGGCACCACGGAAACCGTAAATAGACTGGTCCGGATCACCGATGAAAAATTTCTCCGGCACCGGCAAAGTCGCATAGATAACATCGTCGAGCGTTGAGGAATCCTGATACTCGTCGACAAACAGATAAAGCAGCTTGATATCCCAGGGCGTCAGGTTTTCGATGAGCTGCCGACCGAAATGCAGGATGCTGTCATAATCGAGCATCGAAGCCTGGACGATGCGCTGGTAGTAGCAAAGTGCCACTGTATCGGCTTTGTCGAGTCCACCTTTTTCTTGTAGCCGTGAGAGCATCTGCGGCCCTTTATTGAGCGCCACTTTAATGTCTCTTTGCGGTAACGACTTGGCTTTGCACTCAGCCTGAATTTCCTTAACCAGTTCCTCGTGCATAGCCTTGTCGACAACGGAAATCGTCTCGCGCAAACCGATGCGATCGCCGAATTGCTGCAGCAGTCGGAGCAGGTAGCCGTGGAGCGTTCCGCAATACGCGAACTGCACACCGGCGCGCTTCACCAATTCGTTGGCGGCCTCGTTGGTGAAGGTGATAACGGCCATCGTCGAAGGCGATGCGCCTTGCTCGATGAGCCGCTGGGTGCGCGCGACCAGGGTGTGGGTTTTGCCACTGCCAGGCCCCGCAATCATCAGCAGATTGTCGCAGGTCGATTCTACGGCTGCGCCTTGCTCGACGCTGAGAGTAGAAGTCGTGCTCATTAATTGCCCTCCGCTTTGAGAACTGCCATATCGCATAAAGCCATTGCCAGTCGCATCAGGCCATGCACGGTTTCTAATTTCGTCCCCGGGTAAAACTCTGAAAACCGTTTATCCCATCTCTCATGCGTTCTGCTGCTTAAATAGGTAAATTGGCTTTCGAGTCGGGCATCCTGCCAGCAAGCCAGCGCCTCGTGCATTTCAGGAGCAGCGGCCATCACCTGTCCGTCTGCGTCAGGATTGGGACCATTGACCTCGATTTTGCAGAGACGCCAGCCAATCGAGCTCTCAACAATGCTGCCATCTGCCGTTCGCATTTCCGATTCATGGTTCGCTATGTTTCGGACGTATTCCCAGGGGCCGGGCGTATATTGCGATTCAATCATTTCCCACCTCCAACCTGATGCACCAGCACACCGTCGCGACCGTTGAACCGTTCGCAAAACTCGATGTCTGGGTCGATGCCGACAAAGTAGTCGATCACGCCTTGCTGAGTCAGTTCGATCATGCGCTCGACCACCATCGGCCGCATAGCATCACGCTCGAAGCGCCCCATTTCGTCAATCATGGCGATGCGCAACGGCGAGTCCGACGCGCTGGCCAGGGCCGCCATAAGGCCGGTATAGGCCAAAGCCTCTTCCGTGCCGCTGAACGTGCGATGACTCACAAACCGCGAACCTTGCCAGTAGCCCAGCTCGCCTTCGTGGAATTCCAGTGGCGCTTTCAGCAGCCCGTCGGTAAACAGCCGCACCGTTTGCAGCAACGGTTCCAGGGAGTTGGCCACGGCCTTTTGCTGCAGCTCCTGCAAGTCTTTCAATGCAGCTTTCAGCACGGCCTGTTCGGCTTCGGCCACGCCGCGGCGGACGATGGATTTTTGCCGTTCCAATTCGTTGGATTTATTCGCCATCTCTTTTCGCAGGTCAGCGTCGGCTGCTTTCAGTGCCTCGGAGGCGGCTACACTTTTCTTGCGCGCGGTTTCTAAGGCAATCGTCAACGCCTCTTCCTGCATACCCGACAACTCAACGTTGAGCGCATCGCGACAAGCAATTAGTTTCTCAAAGCCTCGCTCAGAGTCTGTCCGCTCACGCCGCTGCCACTTGATTGAATTATTGGCACGTTGTAACTCGCTTTGGCGGTCGCGGAGCTTCGACTGCTGTTGCTGCCAAATATTCGCTACGATTTCAGCACCGGTGGCTTCGTCGCGTTTTTCCGCGATATCAGCTTTCAGGTTCTCCAGGCTTTCCAGCAGAGTCGCCTCGCCAGCCTTCCAATCCGATTCGTCCTGGGCGATGGTCGCGAGAATATTCTTGCGCCAATCCGAGCCGTCAGCCTGTGCGCCGCACGTTGGGCAACAAGTCGTTGCAAGTGTGTCAGTGCGTCGCTGGGCAACTTTTTTAAGCTGCGCGCGGGTATTACCCAGGTGAATTTCCTGATTACGCTGTTCGGCTTCGAGAACAGCGATCGCGGAACTCAACGCAGTCAGTTGCTTTTGGGCGTCGGCACCGTCAATACCATCTAAGGAACCTTGCAACCCTGCTATTTCGGTATCGAGCTCACCAACGCGCTTTTCCAGCTTGACCAATTCGCTCTCGTCGAAGGCCTTGGCTTGGGAATTCTCGATGGCGCGGTTCAACTCTTCCAGTTGCCCGCGCTTTATCCCCAACTCACGCAGATCGCGTGAGGCATCGGAAACATATACATTAGCTGCATCGCATTCGCTTCGCGCCAGATCCACTTTTTTCTGAGCGCTATTCACCGGCGCATCGAGCTCCGACTGTTGGCGAACCTGCACCCGCGCAAAGCCAGCCAGGTCTTTCAACTCAGCCGTGACGATTCTCGACTGATTGGAGAGAGCCGCCAGGGTCGCGGTCAAGCGCTGGGCAATGGTTTCGCCGGTAGTTGCGTCGGCTACCGCGACTACGTTCTTGATCGCCTTCTCGCTGGCTTCGGTTGCCTCGCCAATATCAACGTTCTTAATCGTGGCGGTGATTTTCTCCCAGGTCAGTTCGTCCCCGGCCTGGGCCAGACGGAAGAAGTACTGGATGCGTTCTTTCGCAGGCAAGCCAAATACGCTGCCCAGATCGAGCAAGACCGGCGGCACGTCCAGTTCGACAACCTTTTCCGCCTTAATGCTCTTGGGCGTCTGCTCCCAGCTGCGTGAGATAACCGTCTGGCCATCCAGCACGAGGTGCAGATCGATAATGCCGCCACTGGCTAACTCGAAGATGCTGCCGTTAGTCTTGCCCAGGCCGGGAACGTAGCCCAGCAACAGCAACTCAAGCGCGTTGCGGTAAGCTGACTTGCCCACATAGTTCTTGCCGGTGATAAGAGTCACCGGCGAGAGTTCGAGATCGAGGGCAGTGCCTTTGAGGCCGCTGCCCTGAATGCGGAGACTTTTACTCATGGCTTTAATCTCCCGGTGATGCAAAACGATGTGATGAGCGAGGCCGTCATTTCGCTGATGCCATCAAGTGTCGTGAGCGGCTGTTTCAGGAACATACCCTTCGCGTTAGCATTGATAGCAGCGATAAGGGGCGGGTGCGCCAGGTCGCCTTCGTGCTGGAATCCTACAGAAGCTGTAGCCTCTAACGCCTCGCGAATATAAGGTGGAATATCAGCTGCAGGTGCATGTGCCCCGTCACCGAAGAGTTCTTCGGCTTCCGCGATTTCTTCCTCAGACTTCGACGTAAAAGCCTTTTCGCGAATAGCTGAACCCAGCGGCGTCTGTGGTTTTAAACCGTCGGCTTTGGCTTCGGCAATTGCGGCATCTTCTGCCGCCCGATTTGCCGCCAGTTTCTCTTCGAGAGCGGTTTTCACTTTCTCGATGCGCGAGGCTGCAGTCGCTTCGGAGTCGGTTGGCAGTAATTCTTTGGGTTGCTTCAATCCTGCACCCGCGCAACGATAGCACAAGTCCTCATATTCTTTGAGCTGCTCCGCTGTGACGCGGGGTGAGGCTGTGGCAGAATCTTGCGTTTCTTCGCCGCGCACAAGCGCTTCGAGTTTGTCCAGCATGGCTTCGGCAACATCCAGGCGCGCTGTTTCCAGGAACTTGGAGAGCGACGAGGTGGCACCGCCGGTGAAGTCCTTGATAAATGCGTGCCGCCCTGCATCGCTTTGGTAGGGCGAACCGGCAGCGATAGCGAAGTAGCGCTTTTGATAATCCCGGACGTCGACATTAAAAACCGTCTCGGCTGGCTGGGGCGCTGGTTCCGGTTCCGGCGCGGGAGTGGGTGCGGTCGGTGTCGAAGTGACCTCCGCCACTGTGTCGATCACATCGTCATCAATGGCGTATTTCGCCTCTTCCAGCGCGCGTTCGATCGTCTCAGGTGCCGGGGCGGTGAGTTGCAACATCGAAACCTGCTGCGTGCCGCGTTCTGCGATCTGGCGAAAGGCAGCCGCGTCAAAGCGGAACCCTTGAGGACGGCGCGGCACGGCCTGCCAAATCCAGCAGGGCCTCTTCGCGCCATCGCCGTCGGCATGCTCTTCTTTCCGGAGGAAAATATCAAACGGAATTCCCGCGACCACACCGCCCGTCGTCTTACGCATGTGGTTAATGCTGAACAGGATTGAGTTGAGCGAGTTGATAGACGTGGTGCGGATGCGGTAGAGACCAAACCCATCCGGAAAGACGATATCAGCGCCGCCTTCAACCCATTCGGCTAACGTGAAATAGATCGAGATGGAGACTTTGCAGCGCGCGATTGCATTGGCGTATTCGGTTGTTCCGGCCTTGAGCTCACGACGCTCACCGCCATCGCCGATAATTGTCAGGCTGTTCTGGTCGCCGTAGGCCAGAAGCGCACTCTTCGAGTAGGCCGTGAAACGCTGCTGGATAAAATCGTTTGGATTGTTGGAAGGAAAGGCAACCGTGCATGATTTGCCACCGTTGGCTTCGAGAGCTTTTACCAACTCGGGCGCTTCGTCATGAACGTAAATCTCTCCATTCAATGTGCGGGACGGGTTACCGTCGGCTTTGCGAAATCCCGCGCTAATAGTTGCCAGGCAATTCATGCGTTCCTGGGTTTTTGGTGCGGCGATGCCGTTTTTCGAGTGCGGGTCGAGTATCACGAAATCGTCTTCAAACGTTTCGCGCGAAACAATTGCCCCGCCCTGGGGCGCTGTAGTTGATAATGTAGACATGTTTGAAACCTTTAAAAATTAATTCAATGCCGCTTTCTCACGGCGAATGCTGGTCGTTGTGCGTCCGCTGGGTGCGGTTTCGCGGGGCAGTAAAATGGAGCGGCCACGCAAGAACTCAATGCGTTGCCGGCAAAGCTCTGTTTGTGCAGCTCGTGCCCGGTGGGCGGCTTCGGCTGCAAGTGCCTGGCGCTTTTTCTCAGCTTTCGAGCAACGCATCCAGCACAGCGCAAAGCGGGCACAGGCGATGGCGGCCAGAATCAGAATGCAGGCCCACAGCACATACTGCAGGCGCTCACCTGCCTGGCCCAGGGCCACGACTCGATCGGCGGCGCTCATGCTGCCACCGCCTCGAAGTCGAACTGCTCAGCCGGGCCAAAGGCGTGCTCGAAAATATCACGCCAGCCACCCTGATACTCTGCTTTGTAAATGTCACGCATAATGACGGCGGCTTCCTCGCGCAGCATTTCGCGCGAAACTTTTCCCTCCACGACTTTCGTGGTGAGCGTCAGCATCCGGTCGTGGAAATCAGCGTCTTGGCGGATGCGCTTTTCTGTGTCTGCGGTTATACTTCCCATCTCTAAGCCTCCGTTGTATTTGCGCTCTCGTGACGGTAATCACGTGAGCGCTTTCGTTTATGTGGTGAGAATCAGGTGGCGGTAGCTGGCTTCCGCGATGATCTCACTCCACTGGTCAGCAGTTACGTCCCATGCTTCCACGATGTATTTGCCGTGGCCCCAATGTTCCCATTGAGCGGTGATGCCCTGCTCGGTCGCTACTTCATAAATCACCGACACGAACGTCTTGATCTTCGAGATGAAGGACGCTGTTGGTAAATGAAGCACTGCGGCTGATGGGCTTCCTACGTGTTTCCTGGCCATTGTTATTCACCTCCCGGCACTAAAACTAAAGTTGGAACGCGCGGCCTGGTGTAGCGCTGGCCAGCGCGTGAATTTTCGCGAGTGCGAAGCCGTGGTTTCTCGCCTTGCGCGGCAACGCTCAGCGACGGCTTCACACCACAGGAGACTGACGCGGGCACTCCAAATGCCCCTTCCGTTTCGGCCGGGCTGACTGCCCTACCCGGTAGAAACGCGTCGCACTGGCAGCCGTAAAGAGCGCTCAAACGCTCAGCTGTCAACAATGGAAATTTCAGGTTCTTTTTGAACGGGAACCGGACTTGTCCCGCTTCAAGCTGGCGCAGCCACGCCGGGGAAATCTTCGCGCGCTTAGCTGCAGCTTCCAGGGAAACACCGGCGCGCAGGCGCTGGTAGCGGGAAGCAGGAACAGGCTTTTGAGAGGTGGCGCGCTTCATTATTAAGAACCATCCGTAACCGGCTGAAGTATCAAAACCAATTCGACCGGCTTCTCGCCGCTGGCTTTTAACTTTTCCTCAAGTGCAAATCCCATTGATTCAACGAAGCTGGCTACACTGTTGAAGGCGGTGCCATCCATGCGCACAGTCTGCGCAGCTTTCACAAAGCCCTTTTTTGCGTCTTCGTCAACCAATGCCGACAAAATTGCCTTACCCATCTTGCCTCCCCCTATAATCGGTAATTGTAGTTACATACTAACAATCAAGATTATAAGTCCTGACCATTTTTATGTCAAGTAATTATAATCGCCGATTATCGACACTTGTTAGTTAGCGTGTTAGCATCTTTTTACTAACCAGCAGCTGGTGTGATTTCAATGGCATTACAAAAGGTCGAATTTCAGGGATATGAGTGCAAGGTCTGCGGGCATAAGTGGTTACCGCGCAAGAAAGGCGTGCCTAAATGGTGTCCTAAATGCAACAGCGAAAACTGGCAAACTGGCCGAAAGCGTCCACCTATTGCAGAGCAGCGCGCGGCAGCAGAGCGCCGTCGTGAACTTGAAAAATTATTAGCATCTGGACTTTTCTCTGAGGTTAATTCTGCAATCGCCGCCCCTGGCCTTGTCAAAACATTAAAGGAGACAATGATCGTTCCCTGCGGCGAGCCGATGGAATATCACGAAATGGTTGATGCTCTTGGAGAGGGTAATGATATTCAGGTTCGCGGAGAATTGGCAGAGCTTGCGACGGAACATTCATTTATCGCGCGAGCTGATGGCGAGTCAATGAACGGCGAAAGCGTAGATTCCATCTTGCACGGCGATAGGCTGCTCATGACCCCGCTGGAGGAATTCGGCAATAAGGTTTCGCCCGGCTCCATTGTCTTAGTCAAACTGACCTATAAATCAGGATTGGAAAAATACACATTAAAGACGTTCGGGGAATTTGGTAGCCAGAAATATTTGACCGCCAAAAACCCACGATTCAAAGCCCCTGAATTTGGCCCTGAGTTAAAACATGCCGAAGTCGTAGCGGTTTGTCGTGGTGTTGTTGAGAAAATTTTTGAGTGA